CTAATACTTATCCTTCATCAATTTATACATACTTGCGATGTCCTCACGTATCAATATAATAGGTGCAGTATTCTTATTAATTGCTTCCAACTGCTGTAATCCTTGATACTGAATATCTCGTATCTCAGAAATATCCCATTTTATCTGTGCAACATCAAGTCGCACGTAAGATGTATGTTCAGCTATCGTCTTACGAATCTCATTACCCTGCTCTATGGCAATCTGCATCGCATAGCCGATACCGATAAGGCTGCTTGCTTGGTCTGCGGTGATAGCCTCGATACCTTTACCCGTTGCCGTCTGCTGAGATTGCGCCTCTTTATACCCTGTTATTGCAGCAATATTATCTCTTATCTTCAAACCTTCATCAACGATGTTATCATACTCTTTTTTAAGTATATCCAAATCGTCATTAGAGAGCTGTCCTTGCTTCATCTTATCTGCCCATTTTTCATAAAGGGCTTTAAGTCTCTTATTAGCAAGGTCATCAACGGCAAAGTTAAGCATAGACTTATTGAGCATCGTTGTAAAATCATTTGCGAAATCTTGCGCCGATTTACTCATATCCATAAGATTGCTGATAAAGTTGTCCTTTAACGAATCGAAGGTTGTCTGCGTAAGATTCTGATTGATTTTATCAGTCAGCTCTTCAAGCTTCTCGGCAAGGTCGGTATAGTTCTCCCAATACTCAGTTTTATCATACTTACCCTGGTCGGTCATATTCTTCCATACATCTTGGTTGTATGTGCGAATATCCTTCATCTGCTCTGGGGTAAGCTTATAAATATCCTCCAAAGAACTTACCTTGTTTATCGTAGAATTAACATAACCACCTCTGACCGCTGATTGCTGTGCTAACGTGCGATTGATAGCCGCATAGTCCTGCGCCGACAGATTCCAATAATAAGCGTTAGAGTGATGCGAGCCGTGGTAACCCATCTGCGATTGAAGAATTTCCATACTCTGCTTATTGATTTGTTTCTGTGCATCATAGGCTTTCTGATAATTGCTGACGGCACTCATTCCCGAAGTCTTATCAATCGAACTCTTCAACTGCTCAATAGAGTATTGCAATCGCTCGTTTGATTCTGTAAGGCGATTTGTTGTCTCCGCAACCTCCTTCGCATTACTTCCATTACCGATACCAAGAGCACTACCAAGCGATTTGATAGCCCCTACGCCGTTAATAGCTGCTCCGATATAGTTGCCCGTAGCAAAGTCTGATGCCGCTTGCGAACCCTTATTGAAGGCATCTGCACCACTTTTAAGCTTCTTTCCAAGGTCTGAATTACCAAAACCAAGAACATCAATCAATTCGCTTGCTTCTTGTAGTTTTTTGGCAACATTACTCATACTTTCTGCCCACTCATTTGCAATCTCATTGATAGACCTTCTTGCCTTATTTCGTGATACATTTGCATCTTCTTGTGCCTTCTTTACGTCCTTTGTTGCCTTACCGACCTTTACCTCAGAAACGGCTAACTCGTCAAACAGACCTTTCAATTTAGATAGTTCTGCTTCACTGAAAAGGCTCTTATTTCCTAAGAGCTTTTCTTTATTTTGTGAAGTTATATCACCCGTTTGAACATCAACGCCCTTACCTCTGAATATATACTGAATATACTCTTTAAGGTTTTCGTTTGACCTCTGTTCTTTATCAAGTTTGCCTTGTGCAAGATTTAACCTCTCTTGTGCGTCAGCAGCCTCTTTCAAGAGCCGATTATGTTCACGCACCTTCTCGTTAGACCAACCCCATTTATCGGTCTGCTCTGAAATTGCATCATCAATCTTACCAATCTGTTCAGACACAACCTTCATATCATCAATATCAAGAGTACCCGAACCGAGAAGGTCTTTGAGCTTTTTTCTTAGGTCTTCGAGATAAGATTTACTCAATCTTCCCATATCAGAGAAAACAGAATCCCAGTTGATAGAATCCTTAAAATCAGTAAAGTTGAGCTTCTTTAGCTGCTCTTCAAGGTCAGTTTTCAACTTTGCTTCCTCGAAAAGATTACCTTTTGCCCTTGCTTCTTTGATTTTCTCGTTATATTCCTCAACGATGGCGAGCTTCTGCTGTTCGAGGTTACCATATTCCTTTAGGTATTCACGATATAATTTTAATTCATCGGCATAAATCTCATTATTATATGATTCTACAGTCTTTTGCTCAATGATGGTATACTGCTCGGTAATCTTCTTAATATTCTTTGAATCAAGATGTTTCTTATCATCCCAAGTCTCAGCCTTACCACCCTTTGCCTTGATAACAGATTGCTGTGCGTCAAATTCAGCTTTCTGTCGGTCACGCTCAGCCTTGATAGCTGCATTCTTTCGCTCTTCAATCTGCTCAATTTCTTTGGATAGCTCTCTTTTGCGCTCGGCAATGACCTTTTCTTCGCCTTCTTTCATCGCCTTAATCTTTGCATCGGTTACTTCCTGTTCCAAAGATTGCCAAGCTTTTGCTCTCTCGTAGGCATTCTTATAGATAACATTATCAAGCTTCCCTTCTGCTGAATTAATCTGCTTCTGCTGAGTAGCATCCTTCTTTGCATCGGTCTTGCTTTTATTTGCAAGAGAACGTTTTGCTGCTTCCTCTTGTCTGATAAGCATTCTCTGTTCGCTATTCTGCTGAACTTGCGTTCTAAGAACCTGCATTCTAAGTTCACGCTCTGCGGCAATATCCTTCAAAGATTGAGTATGCAATTTAGCTTGCTTCTCATGTAACTCAACGAGCTGTTGCTGCTGCTTTATCTGAAAATCGTATTTCTGCCTAACAAGAGCCTTTGCCTCTTCAATGGCAGCGATTTTCTCCTTTCCTTGTAAGGTATATATTTTATTTCTTACCTCGGCAATTTTTCCATCAAGTTTGAGCTGAGTTTCCTTATTCTTATTGATAGCGATTTGCGTTTCTTGAATCTTACCTGCAAGGGAAGCCGCTTGCTCTGCCTTTGTAAGTATTCCATTGAATGCCGCTCCTAACTTCTTTGATAAATCTTCATTGGTAAAAGCATCATAAGCGGTCTTAACTGCGCCTATTGCACCTGACACACTCGTTTTAAATGCATCAATAACAGTTTCGCCAGCACCCTTAATTCCATCCCAAGTTTTTTTAAGACCAGCGGTAAAGGTGTCCCAATCCATATTTAATACACCTTTAATGGTTGTTCCAAGACCACCAATAAGGTTTACCGCAGCTTTTACGGCGGTTTTAAACGTCTTCACGAAATTGTTACCGAAGTCACGAAGAGGAGCGTTTGGCTTAGTGAAGCACTTGTACAAGTATTCTCCGAAGATAATCACAATATCAGTGATAGACTTAGCAAGAGAACCAAAGTATGCCATCAGCTTTGTATAGACTTTCTGACCCTCTGCGGATTTAGTCATCCATGTATGCACCGCCTTGAAAGCAAGAGCGATTGCAGCAATTACCGCACCTACTGGTGTTGCGCACATTCCCCACAGAGCTTTTGTTACAGATTTAATAGCCGTAAGAGAACCCGTTACGGGAATACCAAGAGCCTTGAAAGCTTCGCCGACCTTACCAATCTCACCTTGCAACTTACCATTGGCAGTCATTACATTGATGATTCCATCCTTAAAGTTATTTAGTCCAGACTTTGCTTGTGCGAACTCCTCACTAAAACGCTGACCGATTGAAGAACCGCTTACTTTTGCTTTCAGCTCATCTATAGGTTGAGTTATTTTGTCCTTTATGCTCTGTCCGAAATCGGAAATCTTCTGCTCGAAATCAGAAATCTGATTGCGCAATCTACCAATAAAAGTCTCTTCGTTCTTCTCACGGATAGCCTCTTGCAATACAGATATATTATTCTTTGTCTTTTCAATCTCAGACTGTAGTTTCTGCAAGTCTTCTTTCTGCTTTTCTCCAAGTGGCTTTCCATCCATCTTAGAAGCTTCTGCTTCTAAATCTTGCAATTTCTGCTTACTCTCATCAATCTTAGAAGTCAGTTCTGATAACGATGTGTCCTCAACATTAATTTTAACAGTTGATGTTGCATCAGACTGAACGATGGTTGAACCGCCCTGAATCTTATTCGCAGCTTCGAGAAGAGCATTGTATTGCTGAAGGTCTGCATTAAGTCGCTGCTGTTCTGTTTGCCAATCATTGATTTTTGATTGAAGGGCATCAATATTTGCCTGTGCTTTCTCTATAAGCCTATTGTAATAGTTAGCACCATTTCCTGTTTCGTTATCCGCAGCAGAAAGATTGTTCATAGCATTCTTATAGCTCTCAATCTTTGATTTCTGCACTTCTATTTTCTTCGTTGTTTCCTCGATATTTTTAGCAAAATCAGTTGCATCAAGCTTATTTTGAATATCTTCAATAGCCTTCTCATACAACTTCATATCTGCTTTCAGTTCCTTTGTGCTCTCGGATTGCATTCGTTCAATCTCAGCACGACCCGAAGCAACGGAAATATATTGCTGCAAAGCTTCTGTCAGATGTCTAGTTGCCTCTACGTTCTGATTTTCCGCTTCGGCATTCTGTGTTGCCGCCTCGGCATTTGCTACGTGAGCTGCTGCTTCTGCTGATGTGGCGGTTGCTGCCGTTGTAGCCGTAGCCCCTACAGCAATATTCGTTGCGGATTGAACACCATTTGCGCTTGTGCTTGCAACGGAGAAAGCACTTAATGCTTGATACGCACCATTTACCTGAGAGATAGAGTTTCTTACACCATCATAAGATTCAACAAGGTCTTTTACATCACCTTTCGCCAATTCCAAAGAATGCTTTTGAGCATCAATTTGCTTGGTAAGCGAACCGAATGCCTCTGAGCCTTTTTCAGTCTTAGCTAACTGCTCGTTAAGTTTACCGATAGTACCTTCAATGGTTTCAACTCGTTTATTGGCGGTATCAATCATTTCAGGTACTAACTGAATCCCCTTCGTAGCTTCATCCATAGCAGATTTAAGAACCTGTATAGCCTTGGTGGTCTTTGTCGCAAGGTCTTCATCGGATTGCGCCACATCGTTAAGTGCCTTATTCATTCTCTGAGATAAGGCTTCTGTATCAACGCCGACACGGTTCAAACCATCACAAAGCTTATCAAGTGATGCTTGAATATCGGAAATATCCATCTGTCCGCTGATTCCAAGTATTTCATCTGCTGCTGCCATATTGTTTGCTTATTTATGTGATTATTACATCAAGCCCATAAAGAAATCATTAGCAGAGATTGACTCATCTATCTTATGATACTCTTTTTGCGGCTTCTTTTGTTGTCTGCTGCCTTTTCTCGGTTCATCCTTAGTATTTGTATTAAAGGGCGGAATCGAGCGGTTAAGCAGAATAATATTGAGGTATGAGCGATTAAATACGACCTCCTCGTAACTCATACGAAAGTACTTCATTACTTCTCCGATTATTGCCCACGGGGAGTCGTTTTCGGCTCCGTCATAATCTTCATCTGAGTCAGGAAAATTATAGAGGTTAAGAAAAAATTTGCATTAAACGAACCGCCGATAAACTTTATAAGCTCATTGAATGCCATAATACCAAGGTGCTTGCGTATATATCGCCCCCATACTTTGCGTGCCCACTTCTTGCGAAAGGCACACACGATGAAAATCTCGCTCATTAAACGAGCTGTCTCAGAGTGTTCAAATAGAAGAGGGATGATATTTAGCTTATCGTCTTCCTTCCATGTTGGTTCTTTGATAGAGTTACCGAATACACCCATTTCATAAATCTGCATAAAGGTAAGTGGCTTCACTTTAAAGCGAAACATACCAACCTTAATCTTTACAGATGCCTCGGCAAGCGTCTTTGCTACCTTTTCTTTGTCTGATGTTTTCATATCACAAATATGTTTTATAACATAAAAAGCGGTGCGGCTTGGGAAAGTTCCCTTACCTCACCGCCTTTTGAAGTTTAATTTTAAATCATATAAAAAATAAAAGCTTTACTTACTTTTAATAGTCGCAGCACTAATATCCTTTGTGAGAATATTACGATGACCGCTCTTCTTGTCACCCTTTGAATCGAATACCGCCATCTGACGGAACTCAATGTTAAGATTAGGAAGTCCACTCTTACCGATAGAACCACTGCGAGTGATTGTAAGTTTCATCTTAGACCACTGGAAGGTACGAGAAGGAATATCATCCAAATCTTTTGTCACAATCTGAACTGCCTTATAAATCTCGGTTTCTTGTGGAAGCTCATTCAACCAAGCATCCTTACCACCAGTACCCTCATCCTTTGTATAACCAAGAAGCTTCGTGAAGTTGTCTTCTGAGAAATCGTAAGTCTGCAAGGTGAAGCCCTTTGTTGCTGCTGATGTGGTCAGTACTGCGTAAGGGTCTTCTGAATCCTCGACCTCTACATCCGATGTCTGTGCTGCCTGGTCGTTAAAACTCAAGCTACCAGAAACGACAGCCTTAATTTTGTCGCTCCATGTTGTAGGATAGCCACCATTTTCGACACAATCGGCAAAACTGAAGCTTTCCAAGCCATATACACCATTCTTTGCCATAGTTTTATTCTTTTAAATTATTATACGTTACATTAAATTTCATATTGACGTAATAAGTGTTATCATTATCACGAGTTGGGCGAGAGATAGAGTAGAAATCGAAGTAACAGCCACCGAGGTAAGTACCGTCACCAAACAGAGAAAGAATCTTCTCCGAGTAATCAGAGAGTTTCTTTATGTTAGGTAGATTTGATAAGGTCTTAGGGCAATGAATATTCAAATTCACTACACCCTCATTAATAGCATCACTATACACAAAGGGAAGATGATTGATTGCGATATAATCACAAACCGCCAACTTCTCGGGTATCTCATATTTAAAGATACGACCTTTCTTTATGCCTATTCTCTCAATATTATCATTGAGATACTTATATAATGCCGTTACCGCTTTATCTCCGAGTATCATATCTAACTATCGCTTTTAATCATTTCAGCTACTTCTTCAAAAACCTTCTTCATTTCGTCACGAAGGAAATACTTTGTAAGGTGTAAGACATTGTAGCCTTTATCCTCTACATATTTGCCGTAGTTCATACCAGCAACAATAACGAGGGAGTACCCTTTAGGGGCTACCACACCTTCTTTCTGTGCATACTCATTGAGTGCATTTCCACGAAATTGCATAACATTATCCATAGAAAATGGATTATCATGCACTTTCCCCTTTTCATCCTTATACGTAGGATTGTAATCTTCACTTACCTTAGAGGTTAAAAGTTCACCATCAAAGTATAAGGCGAAAGATATCGAGTTCTTTAAATTTGCAGTTCGGTCTTTATAGCCTTTATTATTCTTTGAATAGGTGACCGCTTCTTCGGCAAGTTGGGCTAAACGTGTATTAAGTGTATTAATCACATATTGCCTCTTTTCGTTCAACCTTTTCTGTAAGGCTTCACGACCTTTGATTTGTAATTCAACCTTTGCCATATTGCCGCCTATTAGAGCCAAATTCTAAGATAGCGTTTCTTTAAGGTTACGAAGCCTTTAACCTCCATTTCCTTATCAATCGTGCCATCTTTCTTGGTTATCCAAACCTTTTCGCCTTCCTTCGGTATGAGAGGGTATTTTGCTTTTGAGAGAGGAGCATAGATTTCGTGCGAATACACGTACTGCTGCCCGTCTGTTAGAGTGATAATCTTCGCCTGCGAATTAGGCAAAATAACGCACTTTCCAAAGGTTTGCCATTCTCCTTCGGGCTGTTCGATAGGATTTCCGTCCTCATCAAAGCCATTTTGTGGAGCACCTTTTACTTTAAGTATATCTTCAAAGTTCATACGCTATCTATTTGATTACCATACCTTCACACTCTGAACCCAATAATCATCAGAAGTACTATCAATAACAAGGTCAGCATCCAATCCAGCATCCTTCGCAATAGATTTAATCATTTTATCAATGAGATTCTTGTCGTTCTTGTAACTCTGAGAGATACCGCCAACATTCTCACTTGATAATGGATTCATCTTGTAGAGGATACGCATAGCCGCATAGGCTACGGGTTTCTTTACCGCTACAGAGTATTCATCAGCCACGGATGCCGTGATGCTAAACTTATCAGTAGCATCAATAAACATCTTCTCCAAAGTCTCATCAGAGGTAGAGAAAGGCTGAATCTCGCTTGCTATGGCTTCTGAAATTGTCATGCTAATCTTGTTATCTTATGAAGTTTCACTTATTAAATCAATATATACATAACTGAGGGTCAGTGCATTAAGCACCAACCTTCAAGATAAAGAAGTCTTCGATACCATCGAATACTGGTTGCATCCACATTTCGTTGGTAAGGTGATAACCCTTCTTATCTCTCCAATAACCGATAAGGTTGTTATCGTATGTAGAGTAAGAAACGCCATCAACTGGGTCGATAGCCTCCAAGCACTCTGCGCACTTAGGCACAGCCACCTTATCGGCACACATCGCAACAACTCGGTTATCTGGGATAAGGTTAAAGACTGTCTTGTCAGGCAGCTCAACAAACTTATCCTCATCAATCTGAATTGTTGGTAAGAGGATAGAGCGCAGATAGATATTCATCTGGTCAACGCTAATCATCGGTGCAGTAGGATTGATGGTAATCTGACCGAGGTTCAAGCGGAAGGTGTCCTTAATCTCCTTTGCTTTACACATTGCGAAGAATGTGTTCTCAGACATACGAAGACGCAGAATCTTACGACCCTTCTTGCGAGCCTCGTCCTTCAATTTCTTAATATCCTCAATAGGAGTTGCGTTCGCCTCACCCCAATTTGTGGTAGCAGAGAGCTGCTTAACACCCAAATTAAAGGTATAAGATACGTTAGCCTTAGAGTTATTGGTACGTGATACAGTCTGAGTACCCTTGAACAATCCCTCGAAGTACAACATATCAATACGCTTATGAGGAGCGATAACCGCCAACTCGAAAGGTTTGAATGAGTACTTGATAAGTTCATCGTACTTAGCATTGAGCTGTGACTGTGTATAACCGCCACGTCCAGACATATCATTATACTTACCCTCCAAGAGGTGCATCTGGTCGAGGTAGTCGTTATCAAGCTCCCACTCATCGGCGATACGACCGATAGAGCCAGTAAGCTGACCCCAATCAGGCATAGTATGCAATGGACGCTCTGCGTTCTTAGCGACAACAGAACCAACCATAGCAGCAGCATAGGTAGCCATATTTGCCTGATATACCTTTGCAGCACAATACTCAACAGGCTTCAACTCGTTCTTCCACTCAGCCTTGTAGGTGGAAGTCTTCATGTATTCGTCAATGTAGGTCTGAAAAGACTTTGGGTCTTGCAGATTTTTCAAAATACTATTCATAATCTATAATCTCCACTTTTAAAGGTTACTGAATCTTGAACAAAGCGATACCGTTTGCTCTGATACCTTCCTTAATCTCATCATTGATAGGATAAGGGAGTGAATCTTCCTCTACCTCCATTACCTGTAAGGTAGGAGTTGCTGCGATAGAAGCTTCTTTATCTCTTATATCGAGAGTATCGTATGAAAATCCAAGAAGTACATCCTTAGTCTTATCGTAATCCGATACAATCGCATTTGCAGCAACTTCATTAGCAAGCTCTGACACAGTCAAAGTATCTACGCCATCGGAAGAAGTAATTGCCGAAATGGTCGCACCAGCAATCTTATCATTAACCTGGAATAAAGAACCACTAGCAATTTTTAAGGTTGTAGCAGCCTTGGCTGCTTTTTCTGTGACCTTTGCAGTCTTTACAACCTGTGCCTTACCACCAGTTACAAGTCTGAGAACTGTACCCTTCGCAACAAACTTTAAAGTAGCTGGAAGGTTGGTGAGGTCGAGGTCATAACCACCCTGTCGGCGAAGGCACTGCTCTTCAAGCCAAAGTGCTTCCTTAATATCCTCTGGCTTGGTTCTATGCAAAAAATAGCCTCTGTTTGACATAATTTTCTTCTTTTTAAGAGTTTAACATAATTCATTGATAATGCCTTACTCCTTTGGAGCATTACGCTCCGAGAAGCCTTGCATTTTTTTAATGAAATCATTCTGCTCGTCTTCGGGAGAGGTTGCCTTGGGGGCTTCAACAAAATTGCCGTTTGCTACAAGTGACTGCTTCAATGCTGTCCAATCATCGGCACATTGCTGTGCGAGAGTTTCAAGATTCTCTTCCTTGTCGAGCTGATAACGTGAACGGAACTGCTGCGGAACGTCCTTCAATTTTTCGCTCTTACCGAAAAGGTCATCAAGACGTGCTCTTTCTTCCTTTTCCTTGTATGGAGCAATAGCGGCGGCTACAGCTTCGCTAACTACTTTCTGGGTACTCTCGGCAATCATCTGCTGAACCTGCTCTTGTGTAAGCCCTGTTGGAGGTACTGGAGGGGTAGGAGGAACTGGTGGAGTAGGCTTATGGTTAGGGTCGTTAGGGTCAATCCATCCATCGAATTTCTTCGTTGTTTCACTGACCGCACGATTGAATGATGATTGCATCATACCAACATAAGGTTCAACTGCCGAGATAGCACTCGTTACATCCTCGTCCTTTGACTCATCTGTTAGACCACGACTTGCAACAATCAGGTCAACCAGCTTTGAAAGTTCATCCTTCTTCAAACCATACTTTGCAAATGATGTTTTGGCAGAAGCAAGCACTTTTTCTTTTATTGTCATAGTAATTCTGTTTTAAACGTTAATAAATAAATAATTTCCGATTGCAAAATTACTATTTCTATTAATAAAATAATAATAAATAATAGAAGCTGTGTAAACAAATGCTGTTTTTGGCGATTTTCTTGCGGTCTAAGCGGCTTTCTTTTAATTTATGTATAGTTATTAAGAAATAAAAATAAAAGGCAAGATAGCCAATATTCTTGGTTACTTTGCCTTGCGTAGTATCATATCTATCTTTGCCTTAACCTTCTTCGGATTCCTAGCATCGTGATTACTCAATCTTACCACATGATACCCGAGTCGCCATATACCCGAAGAGCGGTTACCATCCTTGCGCTTTTGGTCTTTGGTAAAATGGTAGCCACCATCGAGTTCTACTATAGTTTTTATCTCGGGCAGATATATATCAGCGAAGTATAGTTTTCTGCCCGTGACTATCGGTTGCTGTGGTATTACCTTATATCCTAACAGAGTGCAGATTTTCGCCGCAGCCTTCTCCGCATCGGTTGTATGTGAAAGTAGGTCGCAGCGAATTTGTCTGATTAAAGCCTTTGAGTATTTCATTTGCTCTTCTTTATCATATCAATCTCATCCTGTAGATAGAAGATAGCTTTGCTCAAATCTTGCACTCTCTGTTCTCGCTCTGAAAGATTCATTTCCTTCTTTCCCTTGCGTAAGAGATACTTTACTGCCGAGCCGCAGTTGAAATCAAGGTGTCGGCAAATATCAATCGGCTCTATGCAGCAGAGTTCCTTTAGCCAAGCGTAATGGTTAGGGTGATTAACCATTTCTTCCTTTTCCTCTGTGACAATAGTACCATTTTTTGTAATCTCTTCAAACTGAATAGGGATATTCTTTCTATATGCAATATTGTATTCGTCTGCTATAATATTGCATTCAACAATAGATTTACCTACCTTGATAACTTTCAATCTGAGAGGGCAAATATTGGCTAGCGAATATCTTTCTTCTCCGATGTTATAAACGTAAACTTCTAGTCTATCATTTACATGGACTACCATACTAGGCTTTATTGGTAAGGTAAATATCAACCCTTCACGTATCTTCATTGATTCTATCATAATTCTTACTTTTTAAAAAGTTTATCAACTGCTGATTCCTGTAATTACGGATGCATACATCTTACAACCCTTGCTTCTGTATTAATTTTCTTCTGATACCTACAAAGATTGCATTCAATAGCACCGACTTTATTTAGAGCGTGCGTATATCGCCCACATTCACCGAAAGGGCAATCTGTTGCATATTCAATACCGCCGTGAATAAACTCACGTACCTCATACTTAACTGCCGTATTCGGCTTCTTTTCTTTCTTTTGGTATAACATATTATCTTATCTCAATTTTGATTTTATAAATCGACTTCTGCTTCAAGTTTTCCGTGCCATCAAGCAAAAGATGAGCAATGATGTTATCTACAGATTCGCTAATAGCTCTCTTCGTATATTCGTGATAACTGCCGTCTTCTTTTTCTTGATAGACATTTACACTGCCAGAGCTATCATCTGTGACAATAACCCCATTATCGGCGAACTCTAGCTTAAAATTAAGTTTTTCCATATAATTATTTTTTTTGTTCCATAAAATGTTTCTGTTGTATTAACATCATTCTTGTAATCAGATTCTGCATCTTTTCGATAATAAACTTCGGGGTCTCCGAAGTTCTGATAAAGAAAGGATGCTTCCCTCTCTTATGCTTATTGAAGAATAAAGCATCATCTTCACCCTCTATCTTTACAGCAATCATGTACTGACCGATGAAGAGGTGGGCACTTCCCTCCTTTCTCTTTCGAGGTGTGGTGTATTTGATGCCGTTCTCGTCTAAGAAAGACATTAGCTTCTTTAATTTCGTTTCATTTTTCATCTTGCATATCTCCTATAGTTTAGTTATCGCTTAACATTTTCTCAACCTCATTATCGTATTTGTTTCTTCTACACCAAGTAGTGAGGTCAAAGATTACTTCCGCATCCTTTCTAAAGCTCTTGTATAAGCTCAGATAGTTTTTCTTTGTTTGTGCGTTAGCCTTTCTCGCCTCATGGAAAAAGGCAAAGTAATTTTTAAAGTACTCTGAATGTATTGTGATAACATCGGCATCTTCGCATTTTTGCATCATAAACAGCGTTGCTTCTACCATAACGACTGCCTTTGAAGCGCAATAGATGTGATTCTTTTCTTTTGCTACAACTTCTCCGTTCCTTATGATGATAACTGAAAATTTTCCTGTGGCGAACTTATCTTCATAATCACAACTTACGTAGCACTCATATCCAACAAGTTCTTTTGCTGGTGTGAGGTAAGTATCGAGCCAATTTTTCTTTTTCTCCATTTTGTATCTCCTGTGTTATTATATAATCGGGTGGGGGCGTATGTGCGCCCGTTAGTTAATTATTTCTTGGGGCTGTCGCCCCTATAAGGGAATAAATTAAATTAAAGCCCTCATCCCTTATTTTATTATTTTTGATTTTACATAAACTACATTTTTGCCTCCTTCCTTCTCATACCATGACGAGATATTGATATAGCATCGTCCATCTGCATACGATAAATATTCGATTCAATGGAAAATGCACTTCTATTTTTTGCGCTTATCACTATCATAGAACCTTCAAAATCCGTAATAGCCATATTATTGGTACATACCTTTGCATCGCACCTTACTTCCTTGATTCTTGTGCGCTTATTGATGATACCCTTGTTTACAAGCTGATTTGTAACTTTGAACGCTTGGTACATCGTACCATAGATAACATCCTTGATTCTGTCATAAGATAAACCTTTGTTATCGCTAAACTTCTTCCTCAACATACGACTTTCACGTTTGAGAGCCTTGCGAATAGTCTTTGCATTTCTCCCATTCGTCCCCTTATTGTGCGTATTGATTACGTCCTCTTGCATTCTAACTTGGTTCTCCATGACAATCCTTCTCAAAAGGTTTTTGAGGGCAGGAAATGTCATCTTCGTCAAATCATTCTTGCGAAGCTTATAACTATATCCATTATTTGAATGTATGCTACGTGCAATGAATCTCTTCTTTCCATTTTTCTCTTCAAAACGGAAATACCCTATCTTGCAACCATATTCAAGCAGTCTCTTTAATTTATTATTGTCAATATGCAATAATTTAGCGCAATGATTATATGATACAAGATTAAGGTCTGATGAGCGGAATAAGAGCTTTATTTTAAGGAGCAAGCAGAAGGCATCTAAGCGATTCCTATCGCTCAGAGCAAACTTAGCTTCCTGTATTCCTATTCTTATTCTTTTCATCATTATATATATTAATGTAAAAACCAAACAGATGAAAGGTGCTATCTATCATTCTGCTTGGTTTGTATATCGAACCCTTTCACTTGTGTTGATTGGGCATATATGATTCTTTTCTTTGCTTGGAAAATAGCACTTTCCTTTTTATGCCGCAAAATTATAAAGAAAATCTGAGATATTCGCTTAAAATCTATTAAAAAACTAATAGTATGTATTAATAAACTAAAAATAGCTATTAGAAAATTTGGTGGTCTGAGATAAAGTTATTAATTTTGCGGTATCAAAGTTAATAAAATAGCTTTTGGTACATATAATTAATGTAGAAATTATTAATAAATTAAAAATAGGAGATACGAAAAATGAAAAAAGAAAAAGACATGATGAATCCATGTAATTGGAGAACCGAAGATGTAAAAGATGCGGTACAAGCAGCAATGCTCGCCGCTAGTGGAATTATCTTAGCGTATGCTGTTATCTGGCTCGCTTACTAAAAAAGGAGGTAATATGGAGATAGTAACAACATTAGTTAAGTTCCGTTGTCGCAAGGATAAAATGATGGAGCAGTCAAAGAATGCTCAGATTTTCCTCTTTGAAGGCAAGGAAGGTAAGACAAAGGTATTCGTACCAAAGTCAAAGTTAATTATTAAGGAGGATGCAATTAGTGATAACTACAATCTTTGCATCATACCTAAATGGGTATTCCTTAGCACAAAGAACCTTTCGCAGAATGTTGAGTTGGTAGGAGAAACGCAACACATGGAGGTTCTCAATGATATTGAAGATTAATAGTATATATAGTAATAATTATTTTGTTTAATGTATTAAAAATAGGAGATACAACAATGAACACAATGGCAATGAATTTGATGGCACAGCCAAAGGTGGCAGAAGTAGCGGTTGCAAAGCAGCCAGAGTTAAAGAGTGATAACATGAATCAGTTCTTGGATTTTGAGACATCTAAGGTACAGATTCTGACAATCGACCAGCTTGAACGCACCGAGAAAGAGAATGATGTGTATGGAAAGCCTTTAAAGGGCATCTATCACTTTGACCTCATTCATCAGGTGGAAGACTTGTGCGAGAAGCACGGCTACAAGGCTGAGATTTACGACCTCTTTGCGGCGAACAACAAAGACCGCAATACTCCAGGTGTTACCCGTTTGCCTGAGAAGGAGGCTTTGATGGGTGATAGAGCTGTAGAGGCTCATATCCTTCGCCGAGTATTCTGTAATATTCGCTTGCGTGACTTTGATAAAGGAGAGGGCAATGATGAGATTACAACTAATATGGCGGTATCATTCCATCAGAAGGGTATTCAGTTAGGTATCGGTAGAAACGTAGTTATCTGTCACAATCAATGTATGCTTAGTGCTGAACATTACGCTGCTACCTACTCAGACATCAATAGCGGAAGAGGAGCTTTCAAGCTCGATGAGCTTCTTCAACGTGCTGATGCTTGGCTCGCTAATCTAAGAGGTATCATTAACGCCAATGATGAAATGATTGAGCGTATGAAAAATCGTGAGATTAAAGCACAGGAAATGTTTACCATTATCGGTATGCTGACCTCGCTTCGTGTTGCTGCTGAAACGAAATATAAAGGCATCCGCAACCCTCATGTTATTCCTCTCAATCAGGCACAGATTGGTCGCTTGACCGAGAAAATGATGATTGCCTACTACGAGCGCAATATTGTTACCGCTTGGGATTTGTACAATGCGGCTACCGATATGTATAAGTCAACTCAGCTCGACCAGCCAATGATTCTTTCACAGAACTTGGCAATGAGTAGCTTCATTCAGAATAAGTTGATTTAAAGATATAACTACATAAGATTGAATATAGAAAAGTCGATAACAAGAGCCATAAAGCCGCCGTGAGGTGTCGGCTCTTTCTCTTAGAAAAATTATTTTATTCAGATAAATCTTGCCGTGAGGTAAGTTTTGAGACGTTATTTTTGAAAAATTTCATCTTTTAGCCCTACAGCGGTAGGGCATTTATATCCCGAGAAAAACCAATCGCACGGTGTGCGTGAGCTGTAGAATAGTGGTTCCGACTTCTTTTAGTTAGGATAGATGTATGTATTATTTTCCATGCTTTTAAAGTATATGCGAAGATACTCCGTAATAAGCAGCTCTTAATAAGCGGAGGTTGGCGAGGGTTCGATTCCCTCTCTTGGGGCTATGTTTTTTTAATATATATAATATGACAGATTTTAACGGAAAATTAAATTTGCTGAAGCTCAAAAGAGCTGGCGTAATGCAAATCCAAGGTCGAACCGAGGTGCTTCGGTGTGTGGTTATTCCTATCGAAGATAATAGTATCTTCGTTACAACAGATGATAATAATCAACCAAAGGCTGCTTATCTCGACCTTACTGCTTGGGAATTAAAGAACCCTAAGTATGACGAGACTCACATGATTAAACAGTCGTTGCCTAAAGAGGTTCGTGAGAAAATGACAGATGAGGAGAAAAAGGCGATGCCTATCCTTGGTGGTTTAAAGCCTGTAATTTTTGAAAGTCAGAATGCGGCTTCTTCTTGTGCTGCACCTTTTGCTCAAACACAGGATTTGAATGACTTACCTTTCTGAGCACAGACTCTCTTAAATAATGGTTTTAGATTAGTTTTAGATTATTAGAAATATGAGAAGTAGAACGAGTAATTGGTTTGAGGTAGGAATCCGCTACCAAAAGACCCAAGAAGATGGTTCAGAGAAATCTGTGACCGAAAAGTATGCGATTGATGCCTTATCCTTTACGGAAGGTGAGAGTGCAATCACAGAGGAAATGGCTGCTTATATTAGCGGTGAGTTTAAGGTTAAGTCAATGCAAGAGGCTTCGTACAGAGAGGTGTTCTTTTCTGATAAGGATGATGATGATTGCTGGTATAAAGCAAAGTTACAATTCATCTCCTATGACGATAAAACCAATAAGGAGAGACGTAGCAACGTGACTTACCTCGTGCAAGCTAAGTCAATGCACAGAGCAATCAATAACATTGATGAGGTAATGGGGAAGACCATGATAGACTATGAAATCATCGGTCTCAGCAAAACCAACGTGTACGATGTATTCGAACATAAGACAAAGGAGGAAAAGGGACAGAAGTCTAACGAAGAAAAGAAGGAGGAGTAAATTATGGCAAGACCTAAGAAAAATGGTGTAGAACAGCATTTAAATTTGGATGGCAATAATATGCCTATGGAGAATGAGAACGCTCAGCAGAGCCAAGAAAATACGGCTCAGCAGCAAAGTGAGGAGCAAGTTGAGGAGTTTGAGGAAGAGGATGAGCTCCCTTTTGAAGTAGAGGATGGAGTTCCTTCCCCTATTGATAATGATAGTAATTCATTTGTTATCTATGCTCCAAATGATATTGAAACTCGTAAGGGGCGAATGGAGGTGGTATCGGGCATTACTCTTAAAGAGGGTTATCGTGGATTGATTGTTCCAATTACATTTAACGCTCTTCATGGTTTGCCTACGGAGTCAGATTATCGCCTACAGCACTCCGATGTGATTTCTACGCATGTAGGGGAGAAGGAGATGGTAAGACTTGTACTCTCCATCAATGATGAAACAATGATACAAGAGCAGACGAACTTCGGTTCACGCTCTCGCTACCTTATCATTCCGAAGGGCTCTCCGCTTGCCGTTCTTTTGATTTTTAAGCTGTGAAATATTTAATTGCGGATGGAGGTCTATTCTATAGTATCTCCTTCCGCTCTATCAAGTAAACTATGACAGAAGTTGAACGTAAAATGCGCAGAAGTAAATACGGCAAGACCTACTGTCAAAAGCATCGTGAAGCTTGCATCGAAAGAGCCAAAGCTTGGTACAATGCTCATAAAGAGTATCGTAGGCTGTATATGCTTGCGTATAATGGTAAATAGTATTTTTATATGGATGAGTTGGATAAAATTAAAGAGTTGAATACTCAATATAAATTGCTGCGAAATAACGGAATGGTGATAAAAGTAGACCTCGTAACCAATGTGGGAACTTATGCAGTAAAGAACCCTAACATTATTAGTAAGGTGCTTGACTTACTTATCCGTGAATCGCAGAAGCAGATAGAAAGTGAGGTGAATACATGATAGGATTGAATGATAGACCAACAAGAGCAAAAAGGGTTGTTGTGGTTCAGTTAAAAGACAAAAAGCCTGAACCTTTCCTTACTTGCCCAGAGATTTATTTAAAGTACGATAAAGAGAAGATTGGCATCTGTCTTAATGCTCTATGGAATGCTCTTGCTAAAGATGGTTGCTACGAGAATAAGAAATGCAAAATCTCTTATCAGAGTATCGAACAATTAAAAACATTGGCATGGGAGTAGGTAATAAAGGGTGTTGTGTACTAAAATATCCTCATTCTATAGATGATGGATTATTAGCTCTGTACGCACAGGGGCTTACCATACCCGAAATTAGTAAAAAGGTAGGTATACCTTATGAAACAGTACGGCGGCGACTAAAAGGAAATGGAGTTAAACCTGCATCACCACGATTTATCGCTAAGTATGGTGAAATCCGTTATTTAGGGCGTTTCCGCTACTGGAGCGAGGAGGAGGAACAGAGATTTATTAGATTATTTCCCTTTCGTACAAATAAAGAAATTGCTAAAATCTTCTGTTGTAATATCAGAACAGTTAAGAATAAGGCTATGTCTCTTGGGTTAAGAAAAGATGCCGTATGGTTGCATGAGTATAGATTATCTTCCATGAAGATTGCTGCCATTATATCCAAATCAAGCTCTAAGAAGTTTAGGTTTAAGGAAGGGAATAAATTCGGACATAAGTTTAAGAAAGGGTTTAAGTACGATAAAGAATTTTGGGAGAAATATAGAAGAGGTGAGGTTTCTTTGCCTTGATTACATTTTCTCGGAATATAAAATGAATAAACTATGAAATTTAATAAGGACTTACCAGCACATTTGCAAGTAAAGACAATTATGCAAAACTTCGATAAGAAGCAGGCTGAATGCGATGCTCTCAAAAAGGAGAACGAAGAATTGAAAAAGAAGTTAGAGCAAAAGGATATTCTGTATCATAATATGCTCAATCGCTTTAGTAATATGAGTAGTCAAACAAATATTGACTATAAGGTAAGATACGAACAGCTCAAAGCTGAAAAGGCTGAGAGCGGTATGAGATATAGCCGAATCCTTAACGATTTAAATAAGGCTTATGGAATGCTTAAATCCGTCAATGGTATTATGAATAGCGCAAACGAAAAGATAGAAGCATTCTGCTCTGATAATATGGTTAAAAACGATATTCGTTCCAAAGTTATTGAGCCTGCAACAGATAGCACTCCCTCTTCTGTAAGCGTTAAAGAACAGAAGTTCGTTAGTTATGTCCGTGAACTTATTGCTAACTTCAAGGAAACAGGCTCTCTTCGAGGAATAGCTATGATAGCAAAAGACTATGGGGTTAGTTCTTTATCTAAGGAGCAATTCTTTCGCTACGGATTGAACAATGAGGTTATAACTGATGAATATATCATTAGTATTTATGAAAAGGCTAAAAAACATTTGTAATATGGAAGAAACTAAGTATAATAATGATGTACCTTACGAAAGAGTAGTGCTTAGAGTGTTAGAAAACTACTCGAAGATGCAAATCAAGCTAACTCGTTACCAGAAGAAGGTCAAAGAGCAAGGTGAGTTGCTTAATAAATTAAACAACAAACACAATGATTACGAGAAGGTCGTAGCTGAGCGTGATGAGCTTCTCCAAAAGAATAAAGAACTTTCTCGCCAATTGAAGATTTACGAAGGTGTGCGTAAATACTTCAATGGTCAAGTCTCAAAATTAGAAACTGATAAATAATATATCAATATGAAGAAGATTTTATCTTGGTGCGGTTCTCATACTGAGCTGCTATGTGCATTCTTTTTGTTAGGATGCTGTATCAGTAGTGCGGTCAAAGATGGTTGGTCTGTGGCGATATTATTCTTGCCGTTTATCGCTATGTGGATATTTACCTATCACTTACAGAAAGAGATTTCCCGTCTTATTAAGAAGAATGAAGAGCTGAAAGAAACTAATAAGCAGCTCGAAGAGGCTTATGAGGATAAGACTTTAAAACTGAATAGATTTATGGATTTTAAGTCACTCTTTTATTATAGATACCTCTTAGCGCAGAATGATGTTAATTTATGCAAGAAGAAGATTAGCTGCGGTGACTATCTTTCAAATAGGAAGTATTATGAAAATATGATAGAGTTCTATCTTAAAAAGATTTTGGACAAGGTTGTGTAATAATGAAGTACGATGAGTTTTTAAAGAAGGAGCGCCAGAAGAAAGGCAGAAGCAAACCACGGCACATTGAATCGCAGATTCAGATTCAGATGGTGAAGTGGTTTCGCTTGCAATACCCTCGCTATATCATTGCCGCCATCCCTAACGGAGGACAACGAAGTGCGCTTGAAGCGAAGATTATGAAAGGCGAGGGCGTTTTGGCTGGCTTCTCCGACCTTATTATTATAGCAAGAGAAAATGTCCTATTTATTGAAGTTAAAACTAAGGACGGGTATCAATCTGATTTGCAAGCCAAATTTCAGTCTGACGTTGAGCGATTAGGCTTTCAGTACAGCATTTGCCGCTCATTGGATGAGTTTATCTTAACCATCGAAAAATGGTTAAAAGATAAGTTTTCTGTGTAAAAATATCCGATTTTCTTAGTTTTGTATTAATATCTATTAAAATACTAATAAAAACACCGAAAAGATTTGTTAGTTTCAAAAGAAATTATTAATTTTGCGGTGTAAATAATTAATAAATAGGTTTAACAATTAAAAGATACAACAATGAAAACAAAGAAAATTGCTCGATTCAGATTTACAGCACTTGCCCATACTTTCGATAGTTGGGATGAGGTTATAAGTTATTACGAAAGACTTGTAGAGTGTGGTGAATGTATGGTACTTCCTACTCTTTCATTTTGGGATGGTAAGGTAAGAACCAATAAGTGGCACGCACATGTTAAAAAGAATGGTAAAATTGAGTTTACAGAAATTGAAAAATAGGAGATACGACAATGGAGACAATAAACGTAAATGAGCTTTTAGATAAGCTCTCAGATAAGCAGAAGCAACTTCTAAAAGATACTATTATTAATGGCTGTTGGGGTACATGTGATAGTGAATTTGTAAACGAAAAAGGTATTATTATTGTGTCTAATTGTTATGGATATGTTGTTAATTTAGCAAAGGAAGCAGGGCATTTCAATGGTCGCCAAATATCAGCAATGTTCCGTTCTATATATAGCAAACTCTGCCCGAATAATGGTACAGGTAATTTTCTTTCTCATATCTCTAATTATTGGGGTAATGGTTCGGGTGATGCTTTATTCATAAAGAGAGATTATGTTATAGCTTTCGAGCGTTGGGCAAGAGAGCAATAACTCAATGAAGGAGATACGACAATGATTACAATTATTAATAAATACACAGGCGAGGTTATCACTAAGTACTCAGGTGCTTTGGTTAGTGAATCAGATGTTGATTCTTTTATTGCCAACGCAAAGGGTTCTGGTACGTTCAGAGGACGTTGGAATGCTATCGTAGAGTATTTTATTCCTCTGAAAGGGTTGAATGCAACACAATGCCTTCTTAAAAGCCAATACGCTGTGAAGGAATGTATAAAGAAGAAATAATTAACGTTTAAATATAGGAGATACAATTATGGCAGTAGCAGTTAGTACAAAAGGTGTTGAGAATCTTGTGAAGCAGATTAATGCTGCTTATGGTAAGGTAATAGTCACAGCTGAGTTACACTCAGACGGGTGGCTCATCCTCGTAGGTGAGAATCCTATTAAAAATATAGGAAATGCTAGCGAGGCAGTTCGTTACCTTGAAGGTGTGAAGCATGGCATTGAATTAATGAAAGAAGGACTTTAGTTATTAATCGGGCAGCGTAATAGCTGCCCATAAAAAAATAGGAGATACAATTATGGAAATCAAGGTAAATATACCACAAAACGATTATGTTCAACCAACCGAAGTTAGAGAGGAAGTCGTACAGGCAATCTGTAATGCCTTCTTATCTAATAGTTGTTGGGATATTTTTCATCCTTTCTCAGGTGCAAATAATGGTAGCCGACCTGCTACAAGACGTATTAGTTTGAGCAATCCACGTTTTAGTGGACACGCCAATGATAAGGATATGGTTAAAATACATGGATGTGAAATGAAAGCTGCCTTTAAGGTATTGATGAAGGCTGGTTATCACATGTATAAGGTATATGACTACGGCTCTTGGATGGGTTACGCTTGCGATAAGAAACCTTTCCGTGAGGGTGCATCTGAGGTTCTTACGTTTAACGATTTTATTGATTAAGCTTATGTTTATAGAATTTAAGAATTTAAATGTAGCATTCGGAAAAGAGTTCCCTTTAGCTATCGTGTACCTCAATAAGTGCGATGGTGAACGTTTTTTAAGGGAGCAAGGAATAGCGAAATCTGGCTCTTTTAGCAGCTTTATTTCGCTTATTGCAATCGTTGATAACGTACCACAAAAAGCGAGCTGTAAGATTATCTTTACTAATTATCGCATTCTCAATAAAGAAGAGGAGAAAGATGTGTTAGATACTCTTAAACGAAGTAATCTTACTATCAATGATAAAGGGTTTATTTCCTTCCTTGATTATAAAAAGGTTTGCTTTGAGGTTGATGGAAATATCCTTACCTATGATGACTTCTGTAAGTATGAATTACCAAAGGGACAGGTATTCAAAATGGTCTTTGATAATGGTTATTCTTATTATGGCTCAGAACCTTTTAAGGGTGATGCAAAGAAGTATGCTGATACCGCAATAAGGATTGCTGAGAAGATTGGTTATCTTTGGTTTAGTTGGAGAATGGGTTTCACACTTAACAATCTTCTTAACGTAAGAGTTGTTTACGGAAAAAATGAAAGTTATTCAGAAATATCTAATACATAATGATTATGGAAGAGATTAAAGAAAAGAAGTTTATCATAGAAGCAAAGGGCGAAGTGCCCTTTGCACAACGCACGGGTGATGGCTACGAGCTATTCAATAACGAACGAACAATGAAGTTCTGTGCGAGAAGGCAACAGATACTGGATAATGAAACGGGTGAACAGAAATCTTGTTTTGCTGTTTTCTGCTTCGTTAAAGAGGATGATGGATGGGTACAAGGTGATAACTATCATCAGACGGAAACCATCACCTCTTTTGTTAAGGATTTGAATATCTCTCCTTATTTTACCAATGCTGTAAAGGAATATCGTGAGCAGATGGAAATCACAGAAATATGGGAGGTAAAAAAATGGGAATAGGAGCGATTTTAATCATCATAGGCGCATCCGTCATCGCATTGAGCAGCGTTGTTGCTGTTGGCGCAATGAATGGAAAATTAGAAGGTGTGGTAACCATACAAGAAAAAATCTTGATTACTATATTCTTATTCATCTTACTCATAACGGGTTGGGTGCTATTGTATAACGGAATATCAATAATTAATCTGTAATAAAATGGGAAAGAGATTAAGCTTAGAAGATAAAGCTAAAATAGCTAACGGCAATGAACGTCATTGTAGGCAATGCAATCATCGTGTTTGCCCAGATGGTTTGCTTGAAGTATGTTCGGAGGCTTTTATTCGAGGGTACAAGAAAGGCTATAAACAAAGTCAGAAAGAACAGAAAGAACGTATTGATAAGATACTCCACCCTGTTACTGAGCCTTGTGGTAGTAATGCTATCTTTGTCTTTTTCAGAGACGTAAGAAGTGGTGAGTTACAACCTTATATTGAGGATATGAGAATGCCTGATGCAAAACGTTACCAAGATATAGGTTCAATAAGGTTTTCGCCAGAAAAAAACGAGCCGCAAAAACTACAGATTGCATGGTGTTATCCGAAGGATTTGGTTGAGCTTCTTGGATATAACAAGAAGTATGCTGATTTTGAGCGTATAGCTCTTTCTGAAGGCGCATTCTCTTATCCTCGTGAGGAATATGAGAAAAATCTTCAAAAGTACTCTACCGTGCGCTATGAACACAAAAAATATTATCATTATCGGAAATTAAAAAAATAGCTTTGTTATGGATAAAAAAGATACTAGTCTAACAGTTATACTTGAAATCGGTGGCAACCTTTGTGGTATGACCATAAAGGATAAGGATGATAAAGTTGTACTATTCGAGCATTTGTCATTTAGTGAGCAAATTAAGATTCTCAATAGCCTTAGTCAGAATTATAACTGCCTTGTGCGGTTCTTAAAAGAAAAGGAGGGATAAGGTATGAATTTGGTTCTATTTGTATTGATTATCATATCTGTTGGGGTTACTTTCGGATGTCTTGTGCAAGGTAATAATAATAAGGAGAAGTAAAGTATGGAAGCAACTATTTTATTAGGTAATCATAATGATTGTAAGATTGATACGGGAAGATATGTAGAAACGGACGTTATGGGTTGGAAAGCCATTGTCTATGTACCGAGTGGCATTGATAATGAGCAGGTTCAGAAAGCCCTTGATTACGCTTATTCTACTCTCTGTCAGAGTTGCTATATGGAGTTTATCTTGGCAGACAACTTCCTTCTTATTTCTAAGGAGGTCTTTGATAAGAAGAAGGTGTTTAAGTTCAATCTTAAAAAGCACTTTACTGAATGCCAAACATCTATTCGTGATACGATGAAGTTGTATGAGCGAAATATGGATGAAGACTACTATAATGAGTATTCTACTTTTCTGTGGGATTTGATTAAGGATAAGGTTGAGAAGTTACGAAAGATGATTGAGGATAAGCTTCGCAATCTGAAATGCAAGTATAACCCTTATCTCTGCTCGTATGTCATTATGATTCAGAACCTCGTACAGCAGATTAATGATACCCATATACACGTTATGGAGATTACCGAAAGGGAGTATGGAGTTGATATTGCTCCAAGCTACGAAAATTATCGGGCTAAAATGGCATTCACGCAAGCGGATAATTGTCTGTACGACATCATGCACGATGAAGCAGAGAAATTCCGTGATAATATCGTTAAGGATAAGAAGGTTATCGCCGTATGGTCTGATATAACAAGAACTCTCTATGACCCTATCAACGCAAAGAAGGCTCGTTTCTCGGCTTTCTATAGCATGTCTGAGGAAACGCAAGCTCTCTATAATTTGCGAGAGGAGGATGGCTTCTGCGAGCTCAAGGATGGTGCAAAAAGATTTAAGAAAGGAGCGTAAGGTATGGATAAAGAAGATATGCGTAGGCTGATACATTATGCACGTATTCGTGCTAAGCACAGAGGATTGAAATTATCCCAAATTACCATTGAAGAATGTATTAAAGATATGCAATTTTGGGAGAAAGGGATTTTTGCGTATGCGCCTTTTAAGGTATCTTAAAGAATAGACGGATTCTCATTTTATCTTAATATATATGTTGTATCTCTTTGGGGGCGGTGGTCTCGGCTGCTGCTCCCTTCTATAAGTATAATAAATTTATCAAGGTAAAGAAATAAGTTGCTGATTCTTAGCAAGAAAGCTATTAAATACTATTAATTCCGATTTATTTCTATTAAAACCAAAAATAGTTGGAGAAAAAGTTGGTAGTTCGCAGATTTCTTTTTAATTTTGCGGCGTTCAATAAAAGTAAGCTGATTGAGATTGAGAAGCTCTTTCAGTATATGGAAGGGCATTTTTTATGCTCTGACTTCTCTAAAGAAATACGATATAGGCGTATTGTCCCTTGCATACATTGTAATGGTGTGTGCGTTCCTTTAGCTTACTGGAATTGAACAAAGGGTAACAGTACGCCCTTTATGTGTCTGTACAGTTTAACGTTCAAAAAAGTAAGCAAAATGAAGAACGTAGAAATTTTTAATTCTCCTATGTTTGGAGAGCTTAGAACCTCACGGAATGAGAAGGATGAACCTTTGTTCTGTTTGAAGGATGTTTGTGATTCCTTGGGGTTGCAAGTTGGAGCGGTAGTAAATAGACTTCAATCTTGCCACATTAGTTCAATTAAGGTAGCAACGGAAGTTATATCTCATGGTGCTGCAACAGGAAAGATGCAAGAGCAGGAAATGTTCTTTGTTACCGAACCAGACCTTTATCGTGTAATTTTCCAATCTCGCAAGCCTTCTGCTCGCAAGTTCCAAGATTGGGTATTTGAAGAGGTGTTACCTACTCTTCGCAAGGAGGGTTCTTATTCCATGACGCAGTCTAAGCAGTCTTTGGCAAGCTATCAGATTGAAGACCCTATAGAGCGTGCAAAGCGTTGGATAGAGGAGCAGCAGCACACAAGAGCACTTGAAGCTCAGACCGAGCAGCAGGCGCAGACCATCGGCATTCAGCAGAAAGAATTGACTGTTGCCGCACCAAAGGTAAAGTACTACGATGATACACTTTCATCAACGGACTGCCTTACCACCACACAAGTTGCTGATGACCTCAGTATCAGCGCAAGAGCATTAAATCAACAACTTTCCAATGCAGGTATTCAATACTTTCAATCAGGTTCTTGGCATTTGAAGGGCAAGTACCGTGAATGGCAGCTCGCAAGCACCCGAACCTATAATTATATCAAGGGTGATGGTTCTACGGGCACAAAAGTAAACCTCGTATGGAATCAACGTGGCAAGCGTTTTATTCTTGCTCTCTATAACAACGACTTTAATGTGAAAGATGCTATCGCTGAAATCAACGGCGAGAAGAGAGCTGCGCTTGTATCTAAAAACAATCAGTCTAACTTTTAATTGAATAGGAGAAATCAAAAATGGATAATCAGAATATGATGATAGAGGTAACAGTTGATAATGATGCTACTCAGCGGTGTATCGGTCTGCTCAAAGAGCTTATGGCAGTACAGGATAAGGCTATGAAGTTCTTGGTAACTGAGGGAATTGATGATAGCAATGAGGGTACGATGATTGCCGAGGGCATCGGTAACGCTGTGAAAGCCTTTGGTGGCGTACTGCCAGAGGGTATCTACAATAATGTAGTCGGTATTGAGGTTTAATGTTATGCGTGAATAGGAGATACGCAATACAACAAGGTGTAAATAATTATAGGAGATACAGCTACTATAAGAAAGGCAGGGCACTATTTGCGCTCTGCCTTTTCTTTTTCTCTTTGCTTTCGTTCAGCCCTTGCGAGCCGAATCTCTTCGTTAATCTCGTCCATCGTCATATTGACGTTATTCTTCCTTGCTTCTTCTATGAGAGCATTAAAGTTCTCTAAAGCCTTCTTCTTTTCTTCTTCTGTCATTATTTTATATTAATCAGTTCGTTTCTATCTATCTTAGGAACTTCCTTTTTATCTGAATCAAAGTCGAGTATATATTTTTGAGGATAACTAATACAATGTAGAAAAATATACTTCCTCTCATCAATATTTATAGTCCTTACGACAAAGGTATCATTTCTATAGAAATATGAGTTATTATCATTGAGAGTGAAATCAGCTCTTATCTTCTCTTTGATGATATTATTATCAACGGGCGTTTGCTCATATCCGTTCTCGGTAAGTAGATAAAGAAGCTTATCGTTACTTTGCAGTTTTAAGTCTTTATATTGGTAATCCTGTCCAACAACAATAAAGCTACCTGTTAGCTCACCGAGATATTTATCTACATAACTATATCCTATAAGGCTATATATGTTAGACAATACGACCGTATCTTTATTCATTTCATCAATAGGATGAGTAGAGATATATTGCTCGATAGTTTGTTTGGTCGCATCTGGTATAGGTGATAAGCTTGTTATCTTCTGTTGAGCGTTGGCTGCTATACAAAAGAGAAGTTCACTAAATATACATATCTTCTTTATCTGTTTCATATTATTTATCTCCAAGTGTTATAAAAGTCAGATTATCTTTATCGCAAGAAAACATAGCTTGTCCCACATTATAACCACCGAAGCCATTTTTTGCTCTATATGTAACAATAAACAACTTCTCTCCCTGTTTTGACGTTTCTTGCTCTTGCATATCAACGAACTCATAACTATCTGGGTCACGTAAGCGTTGTTTGATTAAATCGCCAGCCATCGTCTCAACATACTCCTTGTTTTCGTACAGAGGGGTATTCATAAGTTTTTCTGTCTCTTTTTTGTTTTCATTCTGTCCGATAGCTATCATTAAAAAGAATAAAATAACAAGGATTCCAAGACATCCACATCCCTTTTTCATAACTATATCTCCTATATTAATATTTATAAATTGCACGATACCTACTTAAAACACGCTCTGCGGCATTATCTTTCCTTTGCTTGGTATATACTAAGGCAAGGCGAAGATAACCCGTTCTGCGCAAGCAACCGAGGTACATTAGCCGCTCGTAGCAATATGTGGCTCTGCTTAGTATTCCATCACGGAGGTAGCGTTGAGCCATTACCGCCAACTCCTTTGGTGATGCGTTATAAATCTGTGTCATAACTCGTCTGATTTGGTTATGTATGCAAAGGTAGCGAAAAAATGAATACTATATATTTATATTGCATTTTTTATATTAATATAACCTTAATTTACATATCAATATATTAAAAGCTATTAAAATACTAATAAAAATACCGAAAAGATTTGGCAGTTTCAAAAGAAATTATTAATTTTGCGGTGTAAATAATTAATAAATAGGTTTAATATTTAAATTATAGGAGATACAACAATGAAAGTTACAATGATTAACGGAAAAGTAGTAGAGGCTAACGTTTTTGATTACGTTGCTCAGATTTACGAAGGTGGCAAATGGCAGGCAGTTGCCGTTAGCTCTGATTACAATGAGGTTGAGAAGAAACGTATTGAGTACGCTGTGAAGGGCTGCTATACAAGAACAGAACAGCTTTACTGATTAATAATATATAGGAGATACAACAATGAGAACTATCAATACATTTATTCCATCAGACTTAGTTGATTCTTTAAAGAAGTTTGCTGATAAGACACAGAAGAACGTTGAAGGCTTTGCCTACTCAGTAGGTAAGCCTTATCAGAAACTCTTTCAGCATCCTGTTATTAATGAAAATGGTATATCTGGCGGCGTTTCAAAAGTATTCCATGAGGTTTGCGACCTTATTGTCAATATGCCTGATGAAAGCGATTGGAGATTGATTGCAACGTATATGGATGGTGCATTTATCCCTGCCGACCCAACCAAGGAGCTTATTTTTAAGAACCCTTCGCACGGAGCAGACTATGGTAAATGTGACTTTTGCGGTCATTGGTGCAAGAATGCCTATGTCGTTGAAAACGTGAAGACGGGCGAGGAATTACAGGTAGGCTGCGAGTGTATTAAGAAGTTCGGTATAAAGGGATTTGGCTTCTTGTCTGATTTTACAAGAAAGCTCTATGAACTCTACGATTACAGAATAAGCTATGCTACAGATGATGAGTTTGGTGATATTGAGAAATGGGGCGGCAGAAAGGATTCAAGCTATAAGAATGCTATCCTTAAATCCGACCTCATCATGGCGGCGAAAGCTCAGTATGATATTTGTCCCGTATATAAGAAGGGAACAAAAGTTGAGCACGTCCGTTATCGCTCAGCCACTTTGGATGGCATCGACACTATTTTGAATAGCAAAAAGTTCAAGGTTGATGAAGCTTACGTGAAGGCAGTTTGCGAGTTCGGTGCAAAGATTCAGCCTAAGACCGAATTTGAAGAGGATATGCTTGCGGTAGCAAAGAACTTCTATTGCTTCCAAGAGCAAGATGTATATGCTTTCTTCCTTGTGAAAGCCTATGAAGATAGCTTGAAGCCAGAGCTTAGTATTCAGAAGGGCAATCAGGTAAAGGTATGCGGCAAAATCATTCAGAAGCGTTTCGAGGAGTCTTACTTCGGAATGATGGAAATTAACACCATTCTCACCGATAAGGGTATTGAATGCGAACGATACGGCAAAGTTCCTACAATCGAGGAAAATGGTATTAAACGCACCACATTCTATGCTCTCGTCAAGGGGGTATTCAATGGCAAGATTAGCTTGGATAGAGCAACCAAGAATCCAAAGAAAGGTATTGAAGTCGTTGAAATCTAAAGGATATGAGTAAGCAAGAATTTCTAAGCAAGTGTTATAGCTGTAAGAAGTATAACACTTGCTACAACTCAAAGTTTGGCAGATTAGGTTGTAATGCCTATCTATCATATTTGAATACGAATAATTTTTAAAAGGAGATACTATTATGAATAAGTACGCAGAATTAAAGAAGAAGCATAGTGAGGAGAATAATACCTTGCCTTTGAAGGCTGCTTTCGGTGATGAGCAGTTTGAGAAGATGATGAAGGAGTGGGGACTGACTACCTCGAAGGAGAACTTGATGAAGATTCGCTCACTCGGTTGCGGCGCATTCTGCCTTGCCTCTGACGTTTACCTTTTCGAGGAAATGCGTAAACGTCACGATAAGGAAATCTTGGAGCTCATAAAGACAGATGAAGGCTTGAAAGATGCTTTCATGTATGAGTTCGCAAACCACGAATGCGGCTATACATACAACCCAGAAGAAGCCGTGCTTGCCCTTGGGATAACAATGAGGGATGTAAGAAATAATATATTCATCAAGCCTGTCTTTGATAAGGCTTGGAAAGAGTATCTTGATAGATGTGAATAGCTTATGTACAAAGAAGGAGATATACTTAGGTTTTATAATGACGAAAGAGGTGAAAGTTGTGTTTTTATCTTGTCAAATATTCATAACGATGACTGGATAGAGGCTCACATAAAATACTCGTTCGCATTCAAATCTTTCGGTGTAGGCAAAGGAAATATGAGTACAAACATTAAATACTCGTCGGGTTGCTTACGATACGCAAATGAATGGGAGAAGAACTTTCTTCTGAATATAATGGAGAATAATGGTTATTCTTATGATTTTAAAACTAATAAAATAAAGGAGATTTAATTATGGCAAAGTTTATTGAGGTAAAGTATAAAGGGCATTATACCCTTGTAAATATAGATAATATCGCTTACGTTGAACCTTCACTGAATGGCGATATAGCAACATCTATAAAGCTTAATTGCAAGACAACACCAACGGGCGGTCAAGTGATTCCTTGCGAGGATGATTATCACACATTCTTGAAGAGATTGAAAAACCTTGTTATCGTTGATAAAGCCGAGTAAGATATGAGAGCATTTGACGTACTTTTAGCCTTACATCGCTTGGATATGCGACAGGGCAAGGATTATCTTGAAGCTCCTGAAAAGAATGATTTGGAGCTGAATGTGATAGAAGGTAAGCTAAAACGGAATCATTGGTATTGGTGTGATTTCCATAAGCAACCAATGCTCGGTGAGCCTTCGGTTATCCTCACTCTTGGCGGTGGGGATATTCAATACCTTTATGAAGTAGAAAAGTAAATTAATATAAGTTATGTATCAGATAAATGTTGTAACATATAGCACAAGAGTGGACGTAAAGAACGCTCGCCGCAAGGTAGCGAATCGACAAAAGAGAATACTCGGAGGATGGTTTGAAAGCGTGAAATTAGCAAGAAAAGCCTTGAAAGAAATCTTTGAGAAGGAAGGCTATCAGATAGGTAACGAGGTCGAGGAAAAGGGCAGCGAGACCTATGTTAAGACGTTATTCTTCGGTAACATTATGCTCGAAATGGAGTATAAGATAATCAAGTATAATTAATCTATGGCTCGTTTCGCTCTCAGAAATCAGGAGAAGATAAAGCAAGCATTCGGGGAAGAAAGGTTGAATGAGCTTCTGAAAGCATTGAAGCTGTATTCAGCCAAGTACCCGAAGTTATCGTTGAACACAATCATCGAAGAGGGTAAGCCTTATCCTTCTTTTGTAGTTGATAAGGTTGCCGTACTATACGTAACTCGCCTGATGTATGACGTTTATCACGTTGCTTTAAAGGAGTTCTTATAAACAAAAAGCACCGCCCTCGGAGATACGAATGAGGACGATGCTAGATGTAAATAATTGTTTTGTTTAACGTTGTGAGCACATAGGAGATACGCACTTGATACAACAATTAATGCAAAAGTAATAAAAAATATTTGGTTATTTGAATATTTCTTCGTAAATTTGCGAATAATTAACATTAAAATAGGAGATACAGCTATGATAGGAGCAATTATAGGTGATATTGTAGGCTCTAAATATGAGTTTAATAACACATTTGATTATAACTTTAAACTATTTGACAAAGGTTGTAATTTTACAGATGATACTATCTGTACAATAGCCGTAGCCGATGCTATTCTTAGAAAAGGCGGTAATGAAAAGCCGAATATCGGAGATTATTGTATATCGCTTCAATACTGGTGTCAGAAGTATCTAAACCCAATGGGTGGGTATGGCGCAAGCTTCGCAAAATGGGTTCGTAGCTCGAATCCACAGCCTTATGATAGCTACGGAAATGGGGCAGCAATGCGAGTTAGTCCGACAGCTTGGGCATTTAAAGAAAGTTCCGATGCTATCCGTCAGGCAATAATGAGCGCAAAGGTATCACATAGCCATACTGAGGGTTTGATAGGTGCTGCTGCGGTATCTAATGCTATCTTTTCTTTGAGAAAGGGAGAAAAGAAAGATATGTTGAATATCATAGCAAACGTTTACTATGGCATTAAATGGGAGGATAGAATACCACCAAGAGGCAAATGGGCAGAAACTTGCCAAGAGTGCGTTCCTCTTGCCTTTAGAATAGTCCTTGATAGTGATAGCTTCGAGGACGCAATCAGAAATGCTGTATCCTACGGCGGTGATAGCGATACGATGGGAGCAATCGTTGGTTCAATCGCTCAGCCACTCTTTGGTATTCCACAAGAAATGAAGGAGAAAGCATTGAACTATCTCCCTTTGGATATGAAGAATGTAGTAACTAAATTTATTGATAGATATGGCGAATAAGGAAGATTTAATCAAGTTCTGCCGATATTTCAAAGGTGAAGCAGAAAACCCTTGGAAAGATTGCATTGAAGCACTTCTTTGGGAATGGGAAAAGAAATGGATAGAATTTACATTGAAGGTTTATAGAGGACAACAGAAAATGTTCCTTAATGAAATGCTGAATGAGTATATTGCGGTAGGGTTAAGAACTTTCAATGATACAGATGATACCCCTGCTACATTGAAAGCCCTTTTATTCAATCGCTATCTATATCTTAACAAACTTCCAATGAAGGAAGGCGTTGAGAGTTTCAAGGATTTTTATAATAAGACGTATTACAAGAAAAGCCCTCGTGAATAATAACGGGGGCTTTTCTTTATTTGTATGGATAACCACCGATATATGGAAATGGAAGTACATTCTGATTTATCACTTCAACATCTATATACCATGTATTACCGCTTTTTTCTACCTTTGTGACTCTGAATGTAGTTCCACGCTGTAGGATGATTTCACTCTCACTTCCGAAAGTAGATTGTTTGGCGATTCCATTCCAAGAGCGACCCGAACCATTTCCGAAGCTCGAATACGGCTCAGCATACATCATCTTTGTGCCTTTAGGTGCGTAGATATTTGTAATAACATTTCCTCCAAAACCTTTTCCTTTTGCCACACCAGCAGAAGTAAAAGCTCCTTCCGTACCTTCTTTGCCAACAAGAGCCTTGATTTCTGCATCTGTAGCGTAAGCATAATTGGATAAGCCGTATTTTTTAAGCTCAATCATACCTCCACCTCGTTGTAGCCAAATATCCTTATCGTAGTATGATTTATTGATAATGCTTTCCATTAATGGGATTCTATCTAAGCCAAGTTGTGTATCTGCTGCTGAACCATAGTAGGTAAGACCACGCAAAGGTTCATTGATATTATGATACGAATTCGTATATCCAAAGATAGCATTTTTTTCCTCATCGGTAGCATTGCGCCACACCTCGCCACATTTTGCTCTAAGAATATCATCGGCATCTTTTGTATTTTTCGCCCATACTGCCGCATCTTTTCTTGCTTGCGAATAAGCATCAGCATCGAATGGAATTGAACCATTTCCGCTTTTATTTATTGCTCTCTTAGCTTTTAACTGAATGAGCGAATTTTTCTTATCTTGCGCTTCTTGGACAAGCTGCTTTGCTAAGTCTTTATCTTGTGCGACCATAGCATTTTTGAGGTCAAAGAGTATCTTATGATAGACTTTACTCTGGGTACTATAGCCTTTTACGTCAGCATAAGCTTTATTGATATTTATCCAATCAATCGCCGTATTTACCTCATCAAGCTTTTTGAGATATGCTGCTTGTGATACCTTCCAAGTGGCATACTTCTGCTGAACCCCGTGCATATTTCCACCAAGGAAATCAACTGCCTCAGATTGCAATTTGCTTGCTTGCTTTTCAAGCGTCAAGCTTTGCCATTGAGCCAACTTCGCTTCTACGGCATCATATACTCCATGCAATTCCTTTGACGTGAACTGCTTATGCCACTTATTGACATCAGGGATAAGAGCAGAAAGTGATAGTTCATCCTTTTTGATGGCAGAAATGGCGTTTGCGAGCGTTTTAGCCTCCTTTCTTGCTAATGTATAGTTAGCAGATTTTAATGCGCTTAGAACGGAAGAAACATCGGTTTCTCCGTAATTAGCAGCCACCTTCATAACATTCATCGCAACCTTGCGGTCAGTCCATGCAAGTTTAGTCTGATAACCTCGCTTGAATCTATCAAACAAAGAAGCTATCTCTGAAGCACTCTTTTTGTCCTTGATAGCATAACGGATAGCATAGTACCGTTCAAAGAGGTCTTGGCTCTTTATATCCGTAACAGATTTACTACCGAGCAGATTATGAACCAAGCCATTGTAATAGTCACGTCTATGCTTATCCCATCGGCTCTGTATTTTATCTATCTGTTCCTTAGTTCTAAGGGCGTGTCGTTCCTTTGCCTTCGCAAGTATAAGCTCCTTAGAAGAAACCGCCTTTAACCCCAATTTCTTGCGGTCTGACGGGCTTAAAAGATGTGCCCAATACTTTGTGTTATCTTGCAAATGCCAAGCTAATTTACCCCTCATTCCTGCCTTTACGATAGCTTCGGAGTTATCCTTAATGTATTGATTGTACTTCTCGGGCATAGTGAGCACGGCAAAAGGGGATACGTAGTTGCTCATATCCTCGCCAGCCATCAAGCGTTTATAAAATTCCTTCTTCTCCTCGCCTTGTATGGTGATAGGGTCTGAGGTACAGATACATTGAGGATGCCAAGAAATCCATACGTAATCTTTCGGATATCGACCTTCAAGGTCGTTGCATATATCATCAATATTGTGCTGTGGAGATACGTGAATATACTGACCGATAACGAATGGTTCGTTCTGCCATCGCTCATTTCTTGCCTTATGATATGCGGAATTTATCTCCGTTCTTGCTACTCTGAGAGCGTTCTTTCTCGCCGAGCGGTAAACACCCATGCCTACCTTCTCCAAAGGCTCTTCAATAAAGCGCACCTTGCCGTCAATGATTCTACGTCTGCGCCAAGTCACCACATCTTTCTTCTTTCCGTTCTTCAGAACCTTGATAGTATGATAACGGCGGTACATCATATCTGGGTCGTTGAGATACTTTCGTATGCTCTTGCCTATTTCCTCTGCTGATGAGCCTTTTTTGATTCCGTCCGCAATGGTATTACTCATAGCCATTTCAAACTCGCTCTTCGTCTGTTGGCAGTAGTTCCAAATAATCTGAGCGAGATTCAATCCGTTCTTTGTTTTCAAGCGATTTGAAATAAACGTGGCTGCGGCGGTATCTCTTGCAACCCTTATAGCTTTATCAGTAAGCACGGAATAACCGCCTATAACCATTTCATCGTGGTTATACGCCAACGCAACGCCATCGGTGATGCCGCTCTTATAACAAAGAAGGCTATTCTGATAGTAATCATTAAAGATGTCGTTCAAACGAGCCTTTAACTGCGGAAAGTTATCAAAGTTAAAAAGCGCATCATCTTCGAGCACATCTTCTCCATAGCCAAGAGAGGTGAGCTTCTTGACATAATCGCTGTATAATCTGCCCAACCGCTTGTTATAAACGGCGAACAGATTATTCAGTTGTTCTTTCTGCTGTTTTGATGTGAGCTTCTTTGACATTATTTACCTAATAATATTTTTATTTTTTTATCACCTTTAAGTATAGCCGCTGCTGCTCTATGATGACCATCAATTATATAAACATTTCCATTACGCTGTACTCCATAAGGAACATCATTTGCATCAAAATTAATAGATGCAATCGTCTTTAGATTATTCGCTCCTATATATTCTTGTGTTGGGTGTATCTTATCAACCGACACATATTCGTACTTTCCTGTTGGTTTGCTAAATGACGATACAGTTTCTACGCTTGCCCTAACTTTTTCTGATTCCTCTTTTTGATATTTCTGCTTAAACACATCATTGGTTTTAATCGCCATAGTGCTTGTATTGCCGAATAAAGGAAATGATAATGAATCAATGGTATTGTTAATGGAAGCCTCTTTATACTTTACGCTATTAATTTTTCTTGTTCCTCCGCTTGCTTTTGCCATAGTTATTCCTCCTCTTCTTCTTCATTTGAAACTGAACGACTTCCATTTGCGGCACTACCAAGTCCCGAAAGGGCTGCTTGCTGCGCCAACGCTTCTTCCTGTTCACTCTTCATTTCTTCCTCAACCTTATCAGGGTCATCATTAAGAGGGTTAAGCTCGATAGCACGGCGATTAGAGGTAGATTTCGCACCACCATTGGATGAAGTGATAAGTTGCAACATTTCAACATCATTCTTTGGCAGATATGGCTTGAAGACTGGCTCAAAGTCAATCTGCTCAGCAACACTCTGGTCGATACCTTTTACGTAAACTCCCGTATTACAGATGCCGTTAGCTGCGATATTCGAGCGGCGAGTAAACATTTCACCGAACATTTCTGTCTTCAAATCTGCTTTCATATAAGGAGCAGTAAACATCAAACGGATAGCCGCACCCGAGGTGTTGCTGCCCAAAGTCTTCATATTCTCAAAGCTGATGTCGGCTGTTGAGGTAAATGAATAGATGATATTGAAGAGATAAGCAATTTCACCCTTCACACTCTCAGGTGATTTATCCCAAGAAAGGACGTTCATACTTGCATCACTGCCACCTTGGAAAACTGCGCCTTGCTCGCCCTTCTCAGCGAAGCCCTCCAAACGACCTTTGATAAAGTACTTAGGTGTCCCGAAGTAGTCATTCGTATCACCCCAATTTGAAATACAGGTCTCCACTCTATCAATAGCCCATTGAACATCTTCCCACTCAGCTTGGTCTTGTCTATAGTAAACGACAGGCACTTTGGTGAAGCCATGAGGTAGGGCAGAAATAAGCTTCCAACCTGCGCCATCAATATTAGTGTACTGATAGCACAATCTATCTGTATATACATCAAAATGTAGCTCAGATTTTCCTAGCTCATCATATACATAGTACTCTCGAGCGAAGCCGTCCATGATATGGAAATCGTTGAAATGAGGGTAGAGCTTATCGCCGTTTGAAGGTGAAAGCAACTGAACTCGGATTTCGCCTCGAAGCTTTCCCTCTGCGTCTGTTGGCATATACCATAACTCGGCGCACTCACATTCCTTGAAGAGGGTACGGGCAAGTCGCTTATCGAAGTACTTCATCTTGTTGTCGTGATAGCAGTGCATGATGCCGTCATATAGCTTCTGCTGCTTATCGTTCATCTTCTTTATATCAACACCATGTGCCGTAGCTTTATAGGTAACGGCATTCATAAACAAGAAACCAACAGTAAGATTTGTGATTGACTTCTGAGCAGGGATAGCGATTCTTACTGGCTCAACCTTCTTATCCTTGTAAATCGGTTTCTGTGTAATAGGGTCATACTGACCCGTAGGTACTTTGATTCGTTTCTTAGGACGGAAATCCTCATCAAAGATTTTATGCTTTGATGGATTCCATTGTTCTTCAAGCACACTCAGTGATGTCTTAAAGCCTTTCTTTCTTGCTGTCAATACCGAGCGGACTGTGTTCGCATCTTGTATTGCTACTATCTGTTCTATTGCTCTCATATATGAATATTTTTTGTTATAACAAGGGCAAAGTTAGTAATAATATAACTTATATAGGCATGAAGAAGAAACCCTGTGTAAACAAAAGAAAAACGCCTATTTCGGCTGTCTTCCAATGTGCCAATGATTGCACTCGTTGCAAAGGTATGCGGAGTAACCGAGCAGCCGCTTTTTCTTTATGTATCTTGCGGCTGCCTTCTCATTATCAAAGGATAATTTGGCTACTCCTCTGCTATTATAGTGGGAGCGTTTACGATGATGCTCCCTTGGCTGTTTATCATATATTCGTTTCATAAGCATTTCGATTTTAACCCATCAGACCGAGAATGTCGGCGGCTTGCATTCCGCTGCCATAATCGCCCAACAACTTCTCCATAACAACATATCGGCATGCATCTATAGCGTGATTATACATATCTATAGGCTCATTAAGCCACTTTCCTTCCTTATCTTGGCGGTAGGTATAATTATTAAATTCCCTTCTTACATTTGTAGAGCGTTTTGTTATATGAATTGTGTATTCTTGCATCTTCATAATACTAGCTTGAATAGAACCTTTGAACTTCTTTACAGGTTTTATATCAATACCAGCATTATAGATTTCATCTATCAGACGAGGGTCGGCACTCTCTGATATTACCTCAATATTTTTTTTATCCTCTTTCAATACTCTGATAATATCAGAAGAAAGCATTTCTGTCTGATAGCATATTTCATCTATATAGATAATCTTTCCGTAGATATATACATCAATAATCGCTGTAGGGTCATTGGAGTAACCAAAGTCAATGGCTCTGTATCGGTGTCTGTTCGCTTGAATAGGAATATAATCATCAATAACTACATTCTTAAAAATCAAGCCCTCAACCATAGAACGCAATCCCAAACCATAAATACGCCAAAGGCTCGGATTCTTCCATTTAAGGCTCTCAATCTCAGCGATAACCTTTGGCTCGAGGAAAGGATTATCCTTATAGGTGGATATAAACCAATAAGTGCTTTTTTCCTCGTTTACCTGATTTATCCAATGGTCTTCTGAGAAGGAAGGGTTATAATCAAGGATAGAGAACTCCGTGGTACGCATCTGTAGCTGCTGCCATTCGATGAAAGAAAGCTCATTCGCCTCATTTACGAAAAGTATCTTACGCTTAGAACCACGCACCTTCTGCTCGTTATCGGTGGAGAAGAACTCAATCCAAGAGCCGTTAGGGAAAGTATAAACGAACTCCGATTTATTCATGCACTTATCATCCCACCAACCAAAGTTGAGCATTATATCCTTGAAATCACGATAGACAGTTCGTTTAATGGAAGGCATACCAGCACGAATGATGGAAACGGTCGTTCCAGCATAGTTGAAGCAAAGCATACAAAGGAACTGCACAACCGAGTAGGTCTTGGCACTACGACTTGAGCCTTGAAGAGAGCAAGTTGTGAACCCTGCTTCTTTCGCTGCCTTTACCCTCATGTAGTTCTTTGCTAAATATACGTGCGGCATATCTCTATTATCCTTTATCTGCTCTTATTTCTTTATTTCATCAACTGTGACTAAGGTATCGTTGTGCGAGCCGCCATGTGCTACGATAAGAATCTCTTTACATACCGCTCCGTTACATTTTCCTATTCCTTGTGTATTCCAACCACAAGAAATACAGATACCTTCATTCTTTAATATTCTTGCAATCTCCTTCTTACATAAAGACCAATATTTGGCATTAGAGACATTTACCTCCAATTTCTCTTTACCAAAATCCTTATATAGCAAAGATGCTTGTGTAACACTATAAGGTGGGTCGTATAATACCATATCAGCAGAGTTAGATTTCTGCCCTTGAAGGAACTTTAATGCGTCAAGGTGATACTGAGTATCGCAGTTCGGATTTAAGTCATTGCGAATTGTTCCGAGCTTGCAATCCTTTGCGAATGGGTCAATAATAACACCACCTTTATTATATTTATCAAAAAGTTCTTTGATTGGCTTTATACCGAAAGTATCACCACTTGGCATAGCCCATTTCTTCTGTATTTCCATATATTTATTCTCCTATATTTTTATCTGGCTCAGCATCCTTCTTTTCCTTCTCTTTCTGAATCTCAGCGAGAATCTTCTGATACTCTTCATTATTGGTAACAACGTGTACTTGCAATGGGTCTTGCTTAATCTGCTCGCCCTTGCTTGTAAGGTCAATGCGCTGAATCTTTCCGTAGGCTCTATCAATAACTCTTTCGAGTACATCAAGCCCTTTCTTATCAAGTATTCCCTTGGCAATAATGCGTTGCATCATCGGGCGTGACTTATCTGTCAACACCGCCTCCAATTCGGCTTGGGGCAGGGTAGCGATATACAGGAAAGACTCTGCGATAATCTGAGAGGAAGGCACTTCGTAGCCCTTCTCCTTCATTTCTTCGATGAACAATGACATCGTCTTAGGCTTTGGTGGTCTGCCCTTGGGGTTACCAACTCCACCTTTTTTAAACTTACCTTTTTCAAGGTTTGCAAGCTGTTTTTTTCGCTTGCCTTCATCTCTTGATAATGGCATATTAATAACTTTTATTCCTAATTTATTCCCAACAATAGCTTTTATTTAAGAAAAGCATCTTTATTTTCTTTTTCCTCTGCTGCCATATCTCGGCACATTTTCAGTACATTAAAGTACTCTCCAAGATTGTTGTTATAGAGTAGCTTTGCTATCTGCTGTACAAAAGACGACTTACGTCCATCTTGTTGCAAGGTCACTATCTGGCTCGCTGGCATCATTAAAAACTGCTCCATGATTTCAACCTTTTCTTTAGAGGAAAGAAGTTTCTTGGTAGGAAGCAGAAAACCCACTTCCTCCAAGATTTGTGTTTTGACTGACTTAACCTTCATACTTATCACCATTTACGAGGTTCATAAACTCAGCCCTCACTTGTGGGTCATCTTTGAAAGCACCTTCAAGGTAAGAAGAGGTCATAATGCCCTTCTTCTTTGCGCCTCTGAACTCTTTGCAAGAATGATGACCCTTCATCACGAGAGCAATACCAAGTGGTGGGTATTCGCTACCGAGAGCCGCTTTCAGCATATCTACGATGTCGTGTACCAATCGCTCCTGTATCTGTAAGCGAGCGGAGCAGTAATCAACTACACGACCAATCTTAGAGATACCGAGAATCTTTCCCTTTGGGTTCGGAATATATGCGAACCAATACTTGCCCCAAAACCAAACACAATGATGCTCGCAGTTTGAATGGAAATCACCTTGGTCGATAACCATGTTATCATAGACGATACCGTCATCATTGTTATCAAAGGTGGTAATCTTCGGCTTCTGTGAAGGGTCATAACCTCTGAATATTTCTTTCCACATTCTAATAATGCGGTCGGGCGTACCCTCTAAGCCCTTGCGGTTAGGGTCTTCACCGATATACTCCAAGAGTTCTTTGATATGCTTTTCTGCTGTTTCTTTTGTAATCTTAGCCATATTATTAACCTTTCCAAAAATCTTTATAATCTTGTTTCTCCTCCTCATTTGGCTCATATACCTCATAAGAAGTACCGCATTGCATACAATGATAGAAGTCCACTACGGAATCATCATCCTCGCTGCGGTCACCTGATGAATCCCAACAAAGTTTCCCACCGCAGTAAAAGCAGATAGGACGATACTTTGTCGGGTCTTCTTTTTATTCTTGCTCATAGGCGAAATGATTTATTTCACGTTGAGAATCTTTTGCTGCTGTAAGGAAAGCCGCCACTTAGGGTTAGCCTCTACGAAAGCAACTGTCTGTTTCAGAATCTCAGCATTCTTCTTCGCATCACCTGTATCACAAGGCTGAACGTAGTAGTAATCTGCATCAATACCACAATCGGTAATCTCATGCTCACCATCAAAGACAACCTTCACCTCAGTAGCAACCTTTATGATAGGTTCTGCGCCCTTAACGAATAAGCACTTAGGAGAGCATGTAACCCAGTTGATACCACCAGGAATCTTGTGCGTTCCGTTGGTCTCTATAGCAATATAGTAGCCCCAATTTTGGAGAAGGGTAGTAAGCTCCTCATCCACTTGCAATGTAGGCTCACCGCCCGTAAAGACAACGAACTTGCAATCAGGTGAGAGCAACTGAATCTTATTCAGAATATCAATAGCCCCCATTTCCTCATACTTCTTAAAATCAGTATCACAGAAAGGACACTTTAAATTACAACCCGAGAAGCGGACGAAGATAGCCGCTCTGCCTGCATGTCTTCCCTCACCTTGGATAGAGTAGAAGATTTCGTTTACTTTATACTTAGCCATTAGAGAGCCTCCTTTCCGTCAATCTTATCATCGTCACAATAAACGGCGATATTGCCTTCACTTTCCTGTACCTGTGCCTTGTAGCACTCTTGGAACTGAGCAACAATCCATTTGGCGATATTCTCAGCAGTAGGATTGAAAAACAAAAGCTCGTTGAGGTTGCCGTGGTCGAGGTAGTCGTGAATCTTCTGCTTAATATGCTTGAAGTCCATCACCATACCATCCTTGTTCAGCTTTTCAGCCTTGCAGTAGACAGTAATAATCCAATTATGCCCATGAAGGTTGGCGCACTTGCTTTCATAAGAGAGATTCAGCTTATGACAAGCGGCAATCTCCATTCTTTTTGAAACGTAATACATAATTTTTCTTCCTTTTATTTTGTTATTTCAATTTTTATTCTTAATTTTGCGACCGAGAGGAATAAATCGGGTGGGTCAGTACACTGGCTGCTCGATTTCATGCTTATTCTTCAAAGGCAAAGAGGTGTACCTGCTTTGCTGTTTTTATCAAAGCTTATGGCGATGAACATTGCCTGATAAGCCAACAACAATAACTTCTTTTAAGTTACCTCTTTCATTTCCTTTTGCATGAGTGAGATACATAGAAATTTGGTCTTTGACATATTCCTTTGTCATAGCCTTGTTATTCTGTATGAGGATAGCAACCTCTGCCCCTTGCTTTGCAGCACTCTTCAACGCATTCTCTACCTTATAGGCACTCGCCGAGTTGATGGTTTTCATATCCATCACGGCGTGCTCTTTGAAGCCATCAGTTTTCTTCGCTCCCGTTATATACGACATTTCGCTCATTAAATATATACGATAGCCCTTCTTTGCAAGAACTTCTGCGGCATACATTTCCTTATTGGTGTTCGGGTCAGCAATTTCATTATGATGTTTATGTACCACATAGTAACCGCCGCTCTTATCGAAGTAGCTATCTTTATAGTTGCCCGTAGAGACGATGGCTTGAAATTCTGATTCTCTCTTAGCCATCGTCTTAGGATTACCCGAATAGTTTCGTGTACCTCCACTTGCCTTACTCATCCTCGTATTCAGTTGGGTCAGAGATACCAGCATCACGGAGAGCTTCCTTGCGTTCCATACAAGTTCCACACTTACCGCAATGCTTCTCACCACCCTTGTAGCAGCTCCAAGTTTCAGCGTAGTTGATACCAAGCTTCTTGCCGTGGCGAGCAACATCTGTCTTCGTAATATTGGTATAAGGAGCATCAATGGTAATACCCTCGTAAGTACCATTCTTCATTGCCTCTGACATGGCATCAATGAAGCCCTTGCGGCAGTCTGGATAGATAGCATGGTCGCCGAAATGGTTAGCAATAAGCACCTTCTTCAATCCATTACTCTCAGCAATGCCGCAAGCGATAGAGAGCATAATGCCGTTACGGAAAGGAACTACGGTTGATTTCATATTCTCATCATCGTAATTACCTTCTGGGATAGCTTCTGCGCCCTCAAGGAGAGACGACTTAAAGTAGTCGTGGATAAAGCCAAGTGAAATAACAATATGCTTGATACCAAGTCGCTCACAATGCAACTTAGCAAAAGGAATCTCCTTCTGATTGTGGTTAGAGCCATAATCAAAAGATACTGCGAGAGCGATACTCTCTTTCTTCTCATGCAGGAGAGTTACCGAGTCCATACCTCCTGATACAATAATCAATGAATCTTTCATAATCTATAAATTTTTATCAGCGTAATGCTGGAATTTTAACCATTCTTTAAAGTTATATAAAGTAAGAGCTTCTTTATCTCTCACCATCTTGTATTTAACTCCCTTATCTCTAAATGATAAACGTTTTATGCTACCATTTTCAAATTTAGAAGCTTCTCCAAATCGCCCCCCTACAGTCCATGTTGTGGAATCAATAGAATCGAATCTATATTTTTGTAGATTATCAACTCTTGTATATCCCAACCCATGAACCTTACATCCATTCTTATGAGCCATCCCTATCATGTAAGGAAATAATGCCTCAAATTTAGATATGGGCATTTCTTTTGCTGCTATCCCACCAATGGCAATATAAGGATATTCTTTTATCATTTGTAGATAATACTCTTTTCCTCTCCCTATATGCCAAACAGGTATTGGCTTGCGATGAGTTTTATCTTCAATTCGCTGCCGTAACATTTCTACATATTTGAGACCTTTAATCTTATCAATATCCAACTCAAAGAATAGTCTTATATCGTTTTCTATGATAAAATCGCAATATCTATCAACATAGCTGAGCCAATCTATATTTCCGTGCTTTGCGGCATTACTCATAAATGTGAATGCTCCACTATCCAAGAGAAATGATGCAAACTTTGGAATCAACGGTTTCTGCCAATCTCTTACGGAATAGAATGATTCAAGAGCAAATACCTCGTTTGCTTTAATATCTCCATTTAAGAGATAAGGCTTTACTCCCGATATGCCACTAAGATAAACCTTCATAAGCGAGCACGAGCGTACTTCATAAAGCGTACCCACTCGCCGAAATTATGTGCAGCAACCAACTTTGAGCGAAGTTTCTTGCCCTCAGGTGCTTTTGTTTTATCCATAGTTCCGTTCTTGGCATTGAACTTATATATAGAACCGCTCATATTACCATAAAGCCAAGCTGTAGAATCCACGGAATCAAAGTGATACGTATGCAATCCTCTGATATTTGTATATCCAAGGGCATGTATCTTGCAGCCATATTTATGTGCTGTCTTTACGAACCAAGGAAATAACTTCTCATATTTATTGATAGGTATTTCTTTGGTTACGATACCACCGATAGCCACATAAGGATAATTCTTGCACATTTCAACAAAATACTCTTTTCCTCGTGACTTGTGCCAAACGGGGATAGGCTTACGTCCACTTAATCTTTCGAGCTTTTCACGAAGTCTTTCAACCTCTCTGATACCAACAACGGAATCAATATCAAGCTCAAAGAAGTTCTTTACGTTCCACTTCTTAATGAATGCAGCATATCCTTCCACGTATTTGTCGAAGTTAACTACACCTGCTCCCGACATAAATGTGAAAGCACCACTATCTAATAGGAAATTCTGAAAATTGCCTATCAATCGAGGAAACTCTTTATTATTCTGTAGATAATAGTAAGTTTCCAATATATTTAATCCTTCCCAATCGGCATCCTTGCCGTTCTTTACTGGGTGTTCACCTGCTAAAAAAACTTCCATAGCCTTTTCATAAACATAGGGTCTGCTTAAAGTCCCTGCTATATATAATTCCATACTAACACTTTTCCAAAACTTACTAAGATTTCCAGTAAGCCTCCCACGCAAGATAGACTTCCATATCTCTGTTATTTTATTTCCACACCATCGTATTCGGAGACGGCAGACTTGATAATCTCCTTAATCTCATCTACCTTATCTTCCAACTCTTGTGGAATATGGACGGAGAGCTTAATATCTTTAACTTTACTCTCAGTATTTTGAGCATCTTCGAATAGCTCATCAATATCGGTATCATCCTCATCGGTATTAAGAAAAGAGCAATCAACGCCCCAATTCTGCAAATCATCGGTTTCCCACTCACCATTCGCAAGCTCATCCCAATCCCAATTACCAGCTTGCACGTTATCCTTGATAGCATACTCCTTGATTTTCTGAATTGGGGTATCGGTCTTCAATACGAAACAAGGCAGCTTATCGAAGTTCGTATTTCCACCGATGCGTAACTCGTTAGCCACTCTGAGGCGCATATTACCGCAGATGGTGACGTATGTACCATCCTCCAAGCCATAAACCATCAAAGGCTTGTACTCTAAGAACTCTGGGCTATCGGCGAGTGACTTGACGAGCTTGTCGTGCTCGCTCTCCTTTAAGTAGCGAGGGTTCTTTGGAACGCCATCAATCTGCCCCTCATTATAGAGGAGCTTTGTAATGTCAATCATTTCACGAAAACCCAGCTTTACAAGAAGCTCATCCTTTGCGATGGATGGGTTCTGTGAGATTCTCTTTTCTCTTGCCATAATTTTATTATTTAATAATTATTATTTGCAAAGTTACGGAGATTATTCGGGTTTTAATAGAAAATAATAGATTGTGTGTAAACAAATAAAAAAGCTACCCATATAATGAGTAGCCTTTGAAGTTATCATAAAATATTATACCTCTTATATATAAGAAAAGCAGCTACCTATCACAGGCGGCTGCTTATAGACTAATAACTAACTATTATTTTCAATTAACCAAATCTTAACTAATACATATTGTTATGACACTTCAGAACCTATATCCCACAATTTCCGTTTTGCTGATGCAAAGATACAAAAGAAAGCGAGATACAGCAAATAAATGCCATATCTCGCATAAACAATCTTACTTTTCCTCAATCTGTTTAGAGACATTATCTGTTCGGAAATCCTCAATCTGCTTGGAGAAAGGGGTGAGCTTATCAAGCTGCGCCTTAACAGAGAACTCTTCTCCGATAAAGGCAACACCTTCGTGAATCTTCTGCAAGGCGGCAAGCTGCTTCTTTGTAGTAACAACGGGGTTGATATAGATGCAACCTCTATGGGTCTGGGCGAACCGCCGACACTCAGCACCGCCGCCGTAGATAACAAATAGCGGCTCTTTGCCCTCTGCCCAATCGCTTGCGATGGAATACTCAAAGGCGAGGTTATTCAGTCTATCCGAATATCCACGGGTAGCGAAGGCACGCCATCCACGAGGTACGCCAATCATATTGAGGCGATAGAACTTCTGCGCCACGTTGAGGTCAACGAAGATACCGATACCCTTACCTTGCATACAACGGGCAATCCAACGTTTCTTGTAGATAGCCTGCAAGCCGAAAGATACGGGCATTTCATTATATAGGGAGAAGTTCGGCTCAACGATAACGGCAGGGTGATGCTGCAATATCTTCTCAGGGTGCTCGTAGATAGCTGAGAAGCGGTAATCATCGGTATAGAAGTGCAAAGAGCCTTCGCCATTGAGATTGAAGGTTCTCTTCTGTTCGCCGAAGCAAAGGAAGGGTGACTGACACTCCTTGGCTTGCATATCAATATCGAGTGTCGGAATCTCTAGGTCATTGTCCGTTGGGAAGAGCTGGTCGGGCAAGGTAAGCTCATAATCTGTTCTTTTCATTCTTTGTTACTTTTTAAGAGTTCTACGATTTGGTTATATATAGATAAGGTGTACTTATCCTTTGACTGAACGTATTGCATATACTTTCGTGCTTGGTTGATTACGTTTGCTCTGGTGCGGCAGAGTAGGCGAGCCGAACGGTCGGGGTGAATGCAATAATCACGGCTTATGAGGCAATATAGTCCTCTAAGAGTGTTGAGCTTGACGGTCTTCACCGCAGAGCAAAGTTCCATGAACGTAACCTTGCCTACCTCACATACCGCTTGCATGATGCGGTCGGAGAGTTCGTACTGCTGATATTGATTGTATATCATACGCTATTACTTATTATTTGGTTATTAATAGAAAATATAATGCAAAGTTATAAAAATCTATTAAAAAGCGAATAGAAACTATTAATTATTTTAAATTTATTAATAGAAAAGTTGGTTATTTGACAGATTTTTATTAATTTTGCGGTGTGTTTAAGATAGAACACTATCACTTAGCGAGTTTATGGGGAACTTTCTAAAGTGTAAGATTTTGGATTTACGTGAGCCGCAAGGCTACTAAATACGGAGCAGCAGAGAATCCCCATTTCTTTGCTGCTCTTGACTTTTTAAAGCATCTGTAAAATGGAGATACGCAGAAAGATATTGAACGATATGTATTGCAATCCCGAACTAAGGAAGGCAATTGCATTTTCCCTTTTCATTAAGACTAGGGTCAAGTCTTCTGCCGTGCAAAGATGGAGCATCAATAAGCTTCACGAAATCACGGGAGTAAGTGCCTGTGCTGTCCGTAAGCGTATTGATACCTTGAAGGCTCTGGGCTTGGTTGAGTTCACGGGCAAGAATAATCGTTGCCTTGTCTTCAAGTCTTTAAAGAGCCATACCTCTCACAGGAACGTCCTCGTTCCTAATATCGAGTTTATTTCAAGGACTGATTCTAAAAAGAATGCCTATGCACAGAATGTAAAGTTCATAGAAGATACCTTATCTGCTATGCTTATCATTGATGTACAGAATCGAAAGAATTACGCTAAGCAAATGATTCAGCAGTCTAAGCACCCTAAAGGCTTAAAAGAGTTGAAGGCGGCTAAGAAGGTTTGCAATCGTTTTGGCTACGGCGATAAGTTTAGAGAGAATGGTATATCATATAAGTATATAGCTGAGAAGTTAAGCGTAAGCGTACAGAAAGCTTTTGATTTGGTAAAGTTTGCGGTCAAAAACGAGATTTTATGCAAATACAGAAACATAGAAAAACGTTTTTTATCCTCTATTGATTATGTAAAAGATATGATACTCAATAACTATACTTATATCAAGGGAGGGGTAGTCTGTAGGGTGTATGCTAATACCTATGAGGTAATGGAAGGCTCGCCTTCGGCTCGCTTCGCTTCCGTGGTGGTATATAATTAGATTATAAAAAACTAAGATTTTGTTTAACGTTTAAATATAGGAGATACAAAAATGTTATTTGAGAAAATTAGTCGCAGATGTCTGCTTACCTTGGATGGGGGGGCAAAGATTCAAGCCGTCCTCACTATGCCGAAGCCGATAAAGCCCATCTTTCCAAAGGAAATGGAGCGTCAATTCATTAAGAATTTCAATGAATCGCAGCCAAATGCGGTTTATAAGGTTATCAAATGTCACATAATGAGAAATTAAGCGTATGGAAGATTTACCTATTGGCTCAGAAATCGTCTTGAAGGTGGTTGAAAGCGAGACAGAAGAATGTAATGGTTGCTTCTTTGACGAGATAAGCAGCAATATTTATGAAAATATTTGCAAAGATATTTGTTGTGCCGCAATCGATAGAAAAGACAAAAAGAATGTTCAATTTAAAAGGGTAAAGTAATATGAAAAATAAGATAAATGTAGCGAATCTTCTTAAAGATATGCCAAAAGGAATTAAGTTGTATGACTGGTTACACAATATAGATGTAGAACTAGATGAAGTCGCAACAACGGAAATAGAAACTGTTATTTGGTGTACAAAGAAAGATGAAGATTATAATGAGCTTTTTGGCTATTCTCAACTTGGAACACTTAGAGGATGGTTTGATGGCTTACAGATTCTCTTTCCTTCCAAAGAAATGCGAGACTGGTCTAAATTCTTGTGGAAGAAGGGCGATGTGCTGGTGAGTAAAGATAACGTGTATATTATCTTTGAAAAGTTTGAGGATGATACCTACACAAGATTTAAAGGTAAGCATTATCTTTGGAAAGAATGTAACGTAGAAGATTATAATAAAGAAGAAACCAATATGTTAACTTCTGTATTTGAGAAAGCAGCCGATGATGTTGCTCAGACTTACATCAAAACCATAGAGGAACACTTGGACGGCAAACTCAATCTTGAAACTTTGGAAATTGAAAAGAAGCTTGAGTTCAAGGATGGGGATATAGTGGTATATGGAAAATCAGTAGCAATATGCCGAAAGATTTATAAGCATACCCTTAGTTTCTATGTTACTCTAAATGAAATGGTTGGATTATTGTTTGCCGATGAGGTGGAATCATCTGAAGAGTATAGATTTGCTACAGAAGAAGAGAAACAGCAGCTCTTTGATGCTCTCGCAAAGAAAGGCAAGGCTTGGGATGCTGAGAAGAAACAGATTGTGGATTTGAAGCCAAAGGTTGAGCTGAAACCATTCGATAAAGTGCTGGTAAGAGACTTTAGTAGAGATAAATGGAGTATAAGTTTCTTTAGTTTTAAAAAGGAAGACTGCTACGTATGCATAAATCATTGTAGTTGGAATCAATGTATTCCTTACATCGGCAATGAATCATTGTTAGGTACAACTAATAACGTGGAGGGTTAAGTATGATTAGAGACGATGCAAAGATAATTGTAACACCAACTGGTGTATCACTTAAAGAAGCCTTGACTAGTGAAGAAATCAATGCAATCAATGAAGCTCATATCTATAGAGATTATGATTGCATTCCACATTTTAAACTCGCTGGTAATCCTCCTAGTGGCAAGGAAAACCGTAGAACTAGGAGGATGTTAGAACTTAGAAAAAGAAAGGGTAGATTATGATAGATGATAATAAAATAGAAGCTGCAAAGGAAGAAATCTACGAGGATAGATTCTTGCTTAATGGTGAAGAGATAGTCTTCAACAATGATGAAAAGGAAGAAATGTTCTACAAAGAGGACATCAAAGAAGCCATTGGACTAGGTGCTAAGTGGGGTATCAATGAGCTATTGAAGGACATGTTTCACCCTGCTAGCGAAGTTCCACGTAACGACAACGGAAAGGTTCTTGCGTTCTCAAAAGAATTCGGTAATAGAAAGCTCTACGATATGAACGATGAGCTTGATAAAACCACTTGCGATACATATAAAGAAATGTGGGAAGAGCAAGTCAATATATTCCATTTGTCTGATTGGATATTCGTAGAAGAGTTGTTTGACTTAATTACGAAAGGAGGCAACCATGATTAAGACAGTTACTATGTACTCTGTCGTTTGTGACAGATGTGGAAAGACCTTCATTGATGAGTTTAATGGCATCGGGGCTTGGTTGGACGAAGGAACTGCAAAAGAGCAAGCAATGGAAAGCGAATGGGCAGAGATAGGCGATAAGCACTACTGCCCAGACTGCTATGAGTTTGACGATGAGTTAGATGAGTACGTTCCTAAAAAGAAAGGAGGAAGCAATGAAAGAGCTTAAAGATTTGGTGGTTGGTGATGATGTTCTAGTTATAAGTAGGTATTATAGACGTATCGCCAAGGTTGATAAAGTGACAAAAACTCAAATTATTGCTAATAACGCTAGATTTAGGAGAGATTCTGGCTGGCAATATGGTGGCGATAGCTGGAATAGGAAAAGTATATCTGTTCCTACAGAAAAGGAAATATCAGATGTTAAAGAAGAGAATCTTCGTAATACTCTCGTCTACGCTATCAGTTCTTTTGATTTCAAACGCTTATCAACAGATGAGTTAAAACAAGTGTACAATATTGTAAAAGGCAAAGAAAATGAAAGAGAATAAACACTCATTAAAGATAAGTCGTGGCTACTTTGGCGAAACTACCCTTGATGGTTATCCTATAGCTACATATTCAAATGATGAATTGAAGATTCTAAAGAACCTGCTAGAAAAGGTTCTGTGTGAAGTAAATGGATATATTCATCTTTAGAAAAGTAAAGCGTATGGCACATAAAGAATTTAGGAAACCACCTCGTTATATGGTGGGTGATATAGTTTATAGTCACGGATTTATTTGTATTGTCTGTAGCATCTATCCGTTCAATATAGATTATTCTTACGACTTGAAAGTTATTGATGGGCAAAGCTTGGGCAAAATTTGTCAAAATGATATTATGCACGTTCATATTTGGGAAGAGTTTCTTAAAAAGAATGGATGGACATGTTATCGCTCAGAAGGAGAATGTTTTGGGCATAGGTGGTATAAACACCAAGAATACCCTTTCACTTTGCGATATAATAATTTCTTGGGAATTATCGGAGTATCTTTCAATGACGGAAAAGACGATACTGTTATGATAAAATGTGTAGATGAACTCCAACATATTCTTTTTGGCTTGCAATTAGATAGCAATTTAAAAATATAAGCGTATGTATTTTGAATATAGAATAGTCAAAATTGAGAAAGGTTTGTTTCTCATCGAGTATAAAACCGCTCCTTATGGAGTTTGGCATGAAGTAAAAAACAAACAGTTCAAGACTAAGCCAAAGGCAGAAGCTTGGGCTAGAAAGAACTTAGGTTAATGAAGTAAAGCGTATGGATAAGCTAGAATACATTCCAGGAGATTTTATCTCTGTATATGTAGGTGTAAAGAAATATATCGTTGAGGTAATTGGTACGGAAAACGAAAATGAAGTACTCTCATACCAAATCAAGTTCCCAAATGGAGAAATTCAATATGCTGATAAGGATAATATTGTTCCGATTCCTCTCACTCCAGAGATTCTAGAGAAGAACGGATGGAAGAACGATGGCTATGATTGGTATAAATTGCCAACAAAAAGAGCTTATCTGTATATAACAAAAGATATAATAACTTTGGGTGAGTTCTTGGTGTGCGTAGGTCTAGACAGACACAATCTTGCTAGTATTAACTTTGTTCATCAGTTACAGCACCTTTTCTTTAGCTTGAATATTAATTACGAAGTGGAGGTGTAGGTATGGCATTAGAAGTTGTAGTTTTAGATAAGGATGAATATAATGCACTTATTGATAATCAAGCTGACAAAGACGAATTAGAGTATTTGAAAGCTTGCCAATATGCTTTAGAATCGTTTAATAGAGTCAGAGGCTTATGCCCTAAGTGTAAAAAGTCCGTTGTAATTTGGGGGTGGGTATGTCCTTGTTGTGGGTATGATTCAAGTGGTGAAGAATTATATAAATATGGTGATTAACAGCCTTCGGGCACAAGAAACAAAGCGTATGAATACAAACAGCTATTTACGAATAGAAAATGGATTTGATATATCTAAGATAACTGGGGCTATTCCTCAGAATATTGGAGAAGGATATCAGTTTAAGCTCTCTGGTAAAACATATACAACTATGGGTAGCTATACTAAAGACAAAAAGAGACTAATGAATATAGAAATTAGTTCTTTTTGTGGTCTTTGTGCTGAAGCAATACATTATTATGCAAAATTGTATATTAACGTAAGCAATGTGTGTGGTGACAGCTCAGTAAGTGGGTATTTAGGCGGTATTGAAATTCCAAATGACTATCAAACCATCAAAGGGGAGTTTGTTAGACAACTAACTCAAAAGGAGAAAGACGAACAACCAGACAGATGGGATTATTGGTATCGAGTAGGAGATTTAGTTAATGCCTTTGAATCTCTTGAAGAATTAGAAGGCTTGATTAAAAAACTAAAAAAGAAGTTCCCTCCTAAGGAGTGGAAAGTTGAGATAATACGCAATTATTAATTGCCTTCGGGCATAAAAATATGATAGTATGCTTATAAGTGAATTTATTCAACAGCTTCAAGATGTTTACGATGAAGAGGGTGACATGGAAATTGCCATCAAGATAGATGATAACGACTTAGGTTCTGAACCTATTGTAGTGAAATCTACGGTTTATGAACAACTTTATATAGTTAACTCCTAACCGCCTTCGGGCATAAATTTTAAAGATATGACAAAAGAAGAATTAGAAGCAAAGGTGTCAATACAGAAAGACATCATTCGTAATGCCAATTATCAGATTTATTCTAATGTGAATAAATATATCAAAAGTCTTCCTTTCAAGGTTAACGACAAGGTAAGATGCTCAAGATTTGATATTTGTTGGATTGTTAGTTTAGTTCCATGTAATAGCAATGGTTATTATAATGGAAAGATTCAGATTAGAGTTAATATTCCCAAGAAAGATGGCACTCGTTCTAATCGAGAATACTTAATTTATAGTTGGGAAGTCGATAGTATAAAGAAGATTGATTAACTATCCCTTATGGGATATAAATATAAGTAATAATGAAGAAGATTAGTACAGAACGTTTGGCAGAGCTTCTTAAAGCTGAATACAAGTTAGACTTGTTGGAAGCAGGTGGAGTTGACAACTGGGATGGCTATGATGTTAGCCTTAGTTGCGAGTATGACGATGAAACGGAATCTTACTTTGATTTCAAAAAGAAGTCAGACGAGGAAATTACCTCTGAGTTTGAAGATGTTGAGTAACTAACTACCCTCTCCTGTAAAAGGGAGAGGGTAAAAAGAAGAGAATATGGCAGGTATGGAATTTGGAAAGTGTGATATTTGTGGCAAAGAGGCTGCTTTATCACGTACATATTTTAAATACAGAATAGGTAGTTGTGAGTGTTGTGGAAGCAAATTGCGTGATGGCTCAAATGGACATTTTGAGGTTGTGCATCATTGCAATAAATGTGTTCCTCATTTACCTACTGTTATTCATCCTTTATTTAAGGCTTTAGATGGTAAAGTTTACAGAGCAAATATTACTAACGTTTTACCATTTGAAATTGAAGGTGAATACATTATTGAAGAACCAGTAATTGAGGAGGATAAGCAATGAGTAAAGAAAAAGCTATCGAGAAAATACAGTATGCTAAAATGCAAGTTGCTTCTGTATATGCATGTTCTGCTATCTTTGATGAAAAGACAGAAGTAATAGAAGGCAGACAGAAAGAACTTGAAAAAGCGATTGTCAATTTGCAGGATGCACTTAAAGAGTTGGAGGATTGATATGACAAGAGAAAAACTTATTCAGAAGGCTTATGAGTTCGAGAAAAAGAACGAAAGAATCACTTGGAAGCCAAATGATTTCCCTGAGGATATGAGCGAGAGTAGTACTCTTGATGAGCTTGTATCAGAAGGAGATAGCATGTATGATGCTTTGAAAGAAGCGGTTGATTTAATTCACGACCTAGCGGTTGAGTTAGAATATAAAGACGCAGTGGAGGGTTAATTATGGACAGAAATCAAGCTAAAGAATTTTATCCTATTCTGCAAGCTTATGCTGAAGGAAAGGTAATTGAGTGTAGAACAAAACCAAATGCCGTAGAAGGTACAGATATTCCGAATGATTGGACGGAAATGAAAGAGATTGAGTTTTGGAAAAATACAGAGTACCGAATCAAGCCAGAGCCAAAGTACCGCCCATTTAAGGACGCAGAAGAGTGCTGGGCAGAAATGCTCAAACATCAGCCGTTTGGTGTTGTTAAAGATAAATACTTTGCTAATTATCAAACACATCGTGCATTTACATGCTTAATTACTAATGGCTGTGACTTCGGTGGATATGAAGATGAGACATTTGAAAGTTGCTTTACGAATTTGTTATTTGCCGACGGCACTCCTTTCGGCGTAAAATTGGAGGAATAAGTTATGGATAAAAACGTTTGTGATAATACATTAGTCTTTGGTAGCTGCCATGCTAGAAGTTGTATTGAAGTACCTTCTTTGAACGCAGGAAAGGCTAAATGGAAGGCTTTCTATGATAAGTTCCCTTGGCTTAAAGGTCAACCTTTCTATCTTAGACGTTCATGCTTCTGGGATGGAGGTGAAAGAAATCTGAAGGCAATAAAAATAAAACTTAAAAAGATATAGTTATGGCATGGGTAGCAGTTAATTATCATGGTGTGGAAGTTATTCTTTCAGATAGACCGAAGAAATTATTCCGTAGGTTATGGGGCAATGATAAAACCCAGATAATTCCTCTTCCACAAGGCTCTATCAAGAAGCTCATCGGAAGAGAGCTGTCTTGGCAAGATGAGCCAGTCGAACTTAAAGAAGAATAGCTTATGTATAGACCGATTACAATGTATCAGATTGTTTGCGATAGATGCGGAGAAGTATTTGAAGGTACAGATACTTGCTCTGCACTATTCCACGACAAAAGTACTGATATTGAAGACTTCTCAAACTGGAAGATGATTGATGGTAAACACTATTGTCCTGTGTGCAATGGGGTGAGGTCATTAATAGAGTGTATACATTTAAAGAAAAAATAGTTATGGCAACCTATAGAATAGTAGACATGTATCGCAAAAGTAAGGCTGTTAAAGGCATACATTACGATTCTGAGGATAATCCAATCCTTGCTTATCGTGTAGATAAAAGACATTCATTGTTATTTGGACTTATCCATTATTGGGACTATGGCGCATATAACCTTTGCCCAGACTATTTGTTTTCTTCGATTAATAAAGCAAAAGAAGCTATATTGAAGGTAGATAAAAGTAAAATAATAACAATTTTATATGAATAGCTTATGAAAATAAAAAACATAAAATTCAAGGCTAAGCAGCTCAACTCAGGAAAATGGTTTGAGGGCGATTTAGTACGTCTTGGGAATAGGGTATGTATAGGAGGAGACCATATAAAAGATGGTATAACTGACGTTGACCCTTCTACAGTCTGTATGTTCACAGGGTTGAAAGATTGTGAAGGAAATGAGATTTGGGAAGGTGATATTATAAGTAGCCCACACTTTGAAAGGGTAGCCACAGTAAAATGGGATGATTCTTTATGTGGTTTTAAATGTTCAGATGTTACTGGGAATATTAATTTTTCTTTTACAGCTATTGCTCACTGTTCTGAATGGTCAATTGTTGGTAATAAATTCGATAAAAAGAAGTAGCGTATGATTCTTAAAAAGAAAGATAAGCTAACGGCATATTGGGATAAGAAAGAGAACTGCATTGGTGCTTATCATCCTCTAGGGTTTATGACTCAAACAGATGCTCATTATCTTTTCGATAAGGTCTTCACCAAAGAGTTTGTCAAAGAAATGACTGATAGAGGATATGATGTTACAACGATGAAGTTTGAAATCTCTCCCAAGTTGCCGAACTATGAGCGATTCAACGGCTTATCAGAGAAGTATTACGGAAAGAAATAGTAGCGTATGAAGAATAAGATTTTAAACTTAATTAAGTCAGCCGTTTGGTTTGTCTTGTGTTTGTTTGTAGGAGCATTGATTTTTGAGGGCATTCGCTCTTTGGCTAATAGCAATGAACCTGCAAAGAAGATTGGTATGTCAGTATTCACAGAGGAAGGACACGATTATCTGGTTGTGGACACGAAACATGGTGTTTGCGTTGTTCACGCAGAAAGTTGCCCTTGTCGTAAAAAGAAGTAGCGTATGGAAAATAATATGTTTGAAGATATTGTTGCCGAAGGCAATATAGTTGTGATAGATAATTATTGGATTGTGTTATGTAAGCGTTGGAGACCAGAGTGTTACAATCTCTTCTGCTATCTTTATCTTCACAAGGAAGCTAAGAATTTAATGGTAGGCTCTCATTTTACAATGACCGAGGATAAAAAGAAATCTACTCGGTTGGCTACCAACGAGGAGCGTCTTATGCTTTTTGAAGAAATGTTCAAGTATGGAATTGCTTTCGATAAGCACGACCATCATTTGATTGGAAAGTTATGGTAATTGTAAGATAAAATAGTGTATGGAGAAACGAATAATTTTAGACGAACAAGATATGAATGAGTTTACAAAGATTTTCGCAAAGACAATAGAAGATGAAGCTATCAAACAGATAGAAACCCTATCTAATAGCGAGGCTTACAATAGTTGTAAAATAAGAATAATGCCAGATTGCCATGCAGGTAAAGGATGCACTATTGGCACGGTAATAGAGCTTGACAACAGAGTAGTTCCTAACACTGTTGGAGTAGATATAGGCTGCGGCATGAAAGTCGTAAGACTTGGTAAAGTTGATATTGACTTGCAGAAATTTGATGAAGCAGTCAATAAGTTGATTCCGTCTGGTTTTAATGTCAACGAGGGAGAAGTATCAGCCTACATAAACGGATTGGTTGATGGTTGTATGTTTGGCAAATTCCGTGCTTGGGATTGTCTTGACAGCATGGAAATAGTATATCGTTCTGTTGGAAGTCTTGGCGGTGGCAATCACTTTATTGAGTTAGATGCAAATGAAGAAGGAGAGAAGTTTCTTGTGATACATACAGGAAGTAGAAACCTTGGTGTTAGGGTATGCAACTATTACCAAAAACTTGCCTACGAGTATTGTCGTAAGAAAATAGCTGATAAGTCTGAGGTTATTGCCAAGCTAAAAAGCGAAGGCAGAGAAAATGAGATACAGAGTGTTATTAAGTCATTAGGTACTAAAAATATAAGCAAGGAACTTTCTTACTTGGAAGGTGATTTGCTCAATGACTACCTCAATGATATGCGCATAGTTCAAAAATATGCTGAACAAAACAGAATGATTATCGCCAACAGACTTGTAAATGCTTTAGGTGTAGATATTGATGCTAATTCAGATAAGTATTCTTTTACAACCATTCACAACTATATAGATACAGACAAGGGTATATTGCGAAAGGGAGCTATCAGTGCAAAAAAGGATGAGGTAGTCATTATCCCAATGAATATGCGTGATGGTTCTCTTATCTGCAAGGGAAAAGGAAACAAGGAATGGTTATGCTCAGCCCCACATGGAGCAGGTAGATTGATGTCTCGTACGCAAGCGAAGAAAGAGTTATCTATGGATTCTTACAAGAATGAAATGAATGGCATCTATTCTAGTTCTGTATGCGAAGAGACGATTGACGAAGCACCTATGGCATATAAATCAACAGAAGAGATTGTTGAGCTAATAAAACCTACGGTTGATGTGATAGATGTTATTAAACCAATTTACAACTTTAAAGCAAAATTATAATGAGCAAGGAAACATTTGACTTCTCGGAGGCTCTGAGAAGAATGAAGGAGGGGAAGAAAGTGAGACGTAAGATTTTTGCGGACGGCACATACGCATACATTGATAAGAACTATCTTGGTTCAGAGGCATTAATGTATAATAGCGTAGGAAGAGCTGCACCAGTTTTATGGTTACTTCCTGAGACTATTCTCGCAACAGACTGGGAGGAGGTGTAAGGATGGAAAAGAAAGTATTGACCCTCACCGTCAGCAAGCAATGGTTCGACATGATTGCGGACGGAAGAAAGAATGAAGAGTATCGGACAATAAAAGGATATTGGGTAAAACGCCTTTTCTTATTATGGAATGAAGATACTTGTACCAACGAGAAGATACCCACTCATTGCGTTAAAAACTGGGATAGTATTAGCCCCGAAATGGCTAACTATTGCATCAATAGTCCATATTACAAGGCTATTCCTTACACACACGTCCTCTTCATCAACGGCTACCGCAAGGATAGTCCACGAATAGAGAAGGAGATAGAGAGCATTAGTATCGGCAAGCCTAAGAAAGGCTTATGCCCCGATAAATGGCTTGATACCGAGTTTTTTATCATTAAATTCAAGTGATATGAATTACATACAATGTGATGAATGTAAATATAGATTAGTCTGTAACGGAGAGCCACTTACTAGTGGAAGTACAGGAAGTTGCGACCATCGTGTTATCAGCAATACTCCTATATTTCCAAAGATTAAAACACCACCAGATGAAAGATACGCTGACATTTGGAATTGGTAAATATTCATAAATTAAGTTTAAGGGATATGAAAATAAAGAATTTACCTAAGAAGATTTATCTCAATATCTGTAGCAATGAAGATGAGGTAGATTACAATGAGCTTAACGGGGTAACGTTCAGTACAGAAAAGATTGGTGTTACCGATTGTGATACAGAAAACGTTCCTTACGTGAATGCTGCATCATTATGGCACGACCTAAAGGAAGAGAAGCCACCATTAAAAAAGTGGGTAATGTTCCGATATAGTGGAGGTGGCGTAAATCCTACTGCTCTTCACTATGGAGCGATGAGTGATGACGTATGGCTTGTCACTAGAGGAGACGGAACACAGCGTATAGAAGTTCTGTACGAGTGTTACGAAAAGATTGAGTGGCTTGACTTTGATGAACTAAAATAGCGATAGCGTATGACAAACGAGGAATTTTTCTATGCTCATCTTGGTGAGCGAGTTCTTTATAAAGGTAAGGATATTGGCGCATACGTAGCAGGGTATATTGAAGATAAGTATATCATCTTAGGATTCGATAATTATACAGGCTGCATTCTGTACTTCACATCTAAGGTGTATAAAACGCTTGGTAAAACATATAACTCATACCGATTCGCAAAGTTAAAGTATTTGGAAGTAATAGAATAATAAGAAAGGGTAGGGCGAAAGCTCTACCCCTTCTTGTTATATAGAACATAATCAATAACCTTTCGATTGGCTTCATCAATCCGTTGTTGGTCTTTTCGCACATATATAGAGGTTATTCTATGGCTATTCTTATGCCCAAGGCAGTCTGCAATAATATCCATACTGATACCAATCTCATAAGCAATAGTAGCAAAGGTATGTCTTGCCCAATAAGTAGTTACTTCGGGTATTCCTATACTTTTGCAGATTTTGCTAAGACATCTATTATTGGCTTGGTCAAAGCTTAGATACGATGCTTTTCTATCGAATTGCTTGATAAGATGCTCTTTCCCTCTATATCGTTCAATAATCTCCATAGCCTCAGGTTCTACCTTTATATTATATAGCGTTCCCGTTTTTGAGCGGCGATAGGAGATTCTGCCGTTTTCTATTTTTTCTAATTTCGATAGGTCTTTAACATTGATACCCATTAGATAGAAGATAAGAAAGAACATATCACGATGTTTAGAACGGATAGGTGATAACTTTGCTTCATGCAATTTTCTTAACTGCTCAACAGTTAATGAGCGTTTCCTTGTTTCTTCTGATTTAATACTATACATATTAAAAACATATTCTTTAAGGACACCTTTTTTGCGAGCATAGTTTAAGATGGTTCGGATAATCCTTAATCTCATAGCAATGGTGTTTTTGCAATTTTTTATCTTTAGAAAATCAACGAAATCATCCAACCAGTCTATATCTATATCTTCAACCCTTAATGTATCATAATCACAGAAATCTTTTATTCTGTTTTCTGCTGCGATATATATGCGTTTAGTTCCCTCACTTTCTTTCTTGGATAGAAATTCTGCCATCTGTGTTTTGAAAAGATGATTCTCGTAATCGGTTTTATCTTCTTCGTTAGACAGATAAAGTGATAGCTTCTTATTAGAGAAGTAGCGCAGTTTGCCTTCTTCTTGCAATTGCACTATCTTATCATTAAGAAGGGAAATCCTTTTCATAAGCTTCATATTGATAACTCTCTGTTCGGGTATTCCTTTCACCTTCTCATTCTTAGCATCCCATTCATCTTCTTTCAGCTCATAGCCTGTGGGAATATAAATGGCACTATCTTTCCTTGCCACTTTGAACTTCAAAGGGAATCTGCCGCTATTCAATCGCCTCCTTTTATCCAACTTAATTGAAATCTTAATCATAAGTATGTATCTCCTTTATTTGCACGAAATTTGCACGTTTTATTGTAAACAATAGCAAAGTATGCAATATTTTGATAATCATTCATAATGCAAAGATAACTATTTTTTTGCGAATTAATGCCTATTTAATAGTTTTTTTTGCATATTCACCATAAATATTTCAATATTTTTTTTTATTTCAAATAAAAATATTACTTTTGCGGTTGAAATATTAAAATAAAGTGCATTTTGCACCGAAAAGAGAGAAAATTTTAAGCAATAAAAGCAAA